CTTCCATACTGAAAAGCAAGCCATTGATGCAGCGCAACGATGGATAATTAAAGATTATGAGCCCATTTGATTTCTTAAATGCAATAAATGATACAAAGAAAAACTTATTTGAAGACCCACAGGCTGCAAAGGATTATAAACCATTCATTGTAAATAGAGGACTTTCGTATTTCCACGATACTGTTCTTTACGCTAACGAGATGAACAAACATCCCGAACTAGATAAAGACCAGCAATTTTCTTTTTTCCTAAATATTATTTCAAGGAAGAAGCGTTTCAGTAAGTGGTCTAAAAAAGATGCAACTACTGACTCCATCGAACTTGTTAAAGAGTATTTTGGGTATTCGAGCGAGAAGGCTAAAGATGCATTGAGCCTTCTTAGTGAAGAACACTTGATTATGATAAAAGAAAAATTATACAAAGGTGGAAAATCATGACTGTCGAAATGATTTATTACGACTGGAAACCAGAGTCGATGCTTGAAGTGACATTGCCAGAACCAGATAACTTCTTAAAGGTTCGAGAAACACTTACTCGAATCGGCATTGCTTCCAGAAAAGAAAACAAATTATATCAATCCTGCCATATTTTACATAAGCAGGGTAGATACTTCATCGTCCATTTCAAAGAGTTGTTTGCTCTGGATGGTAAAGAATCGAATATCACTAGTGGTGATATCGAGCGTAGAAATGCAATCGCTGGTTTGCTACAGGATTGGGATCTTTTAAAGATACTAAATAATTCTCAAGCGGATCAGAAAGCATCTCTGTCGCAAATTAAGGTCGTATCGTTTAAAGAGAAAGACCAATGGGAACTAGTACCGAAATATAACATAGGAAAAAAATCAAAATGATTAAACTTGAACTTGAAATTAATGAAGTTAACATGCTACTTGCAGTGTTGGGAAAGCATCCTTTCGAGGAAGTTGTTAAAGTGATCAGCAAGATCAAACAACAAGGTGACCCACAAGCAGAAGCACTTGCACAAGCAGCAGCAGAACTACCTGCTGCGTAACCAATTCGCCTTAGGACCACTAAAGTACGAATCGTTGGTAAAGCGGATGTGACGAACGACATCGCTGGAACTCGTAACCAGTATTTTAACACGGCTCTCTTCTTTTCGCCTTCGGGGATTTGCTTGAGAGTTTTCCAACTCGCTTAATAGGAGCAAAACAATGTTGAATAACATTAACACAGCCATCGATTCTTTCCAAGGAATCAAAACTAAATTCGTTGAGACCTGCGTCAAAAACGAAGAACTCAAAAAACCACTTAATCAATTTATTGAAGCGCAATCTTCTTTCGCAAAGATCGTGGCTAAAGCACATGTAGACTTTTATACGTCTCTTGGTCTTTCAGCTTACACATTCGATGCCAAAAAAGCATTTGCTAAACAATAAGGAGATTGATATGGGAAACAATTTCACACCCACATTCTGGGGCACTAAAGATATGGACAAATTTCTTATCGGTTTCGATGAGCAGTTTAATCGTCTACAGAAATTTCATGACGACATGTCCAAGAACATTCCTAACTATCCACCATACAATATCGTCAAGAGAGATGAGAACAACTACACCATTGAGTTGGCTGTGGCAGGTTTTGGTCAATCTGACATTGATATCGAAATGGAGAATGGTAAGTTGACTGTTCGTGGTAGCATCAAAACCGAAGAAGCTGAAGATAATTTCTTGTTCAGAGGTATTGCAAATCGTGCGTTCAGTCGAGCGTTTGCTTTGAATGATGAAGTTGAAGTTAAAGATGCAGAACTCTTTAATGGCATGCTTAAGATTTTCTTGGAGCGTTTGATTCCAGATGCTAAGAAGCCAAAGAAGATTGTTGTAAAGTCTAAAAGCGAAAAACAATTATTGAATGAGGACATCCTATGAAATCAATCAAAAAGTTTTTCACTAATCTTCTTGAAGCACTCATTGAGGCTAGACATGCCAGAGCAGATGCTGCTTCGAAAAGAATAGGTAGATAAGTCATACAATTTTAGGGGTCTTCGGATCCCTAAATAATTTGTATGATGAAAGCCAAATTAACACCAAACCTAATCTCATTCTTCTTAGTTAGAAGAGGGAGTTGGCTTCTCAAAGTATCAGTCTTTAAACATAAGCAGATCATGGTGATTGCTCAAAATGTTTACGAACAAGACCGAACGATTGTTCAGGTTTTCCCGAACGAAACCCTCGCTGCAAACTTCATTGAATTCCTAGTTTCAGAGGACGTTTAGACACCCCTAGAGCCTTCCTAGCGTCTAAGTCGGGGCTAAACCCTTCCCTAGCGTCCTAGAGCCTTCTAGCCCTTCCTAGGGGCTAAAAAATCCCTTATAAATCAACAACTTACAAAAAGTAAACCTTTAGGCTTACTCTCGGATAACCACACCCACAGTAGGGGATTGCAAAATACTTGTTGCCTTTAATGCAGTTTTGGACGATAATAGATCTTATGATGAATCGAAAAGGAACTTTATGATGAATGTGATCTACAAATCCAAAGCCCAGTTGGCTAAAGAAACCGAAAAGCAAGTCAAAGCATTCTTGCGCAAAGGTGGCTCGATTGAGATTGTAAAATCTCGCAAAGCACCAAAGCAGAAAATGCGTGGTAAAGTTTCACGTGGGTTCGTGCAGGGCACTTCTGGTTTTCCTGCTGGTGCTCCACGCAAGTCTACATTCAGTTTGATTTAATCAGGAGATCGATATGCTATCATGGGAAGAAATGTCTGAGTTGGAACAAGCACAATGCCAGTATTGGGATATGTACAAGGATGCCTATGGTGTGCGTCCTCGTGGTATCGATACCAGCATGTGGACGCTGAAAGACTTTGAAGCTGAGTTTATTCAGTTGGGTCATGTTATTATGCTTGAAGAAATTGCTCGCAAAGAATCCGAAGCCAAAGCCATCATTGAGTTTGAAGATCGTGTACTCAATCTCATGCACACTGGCACTAATCGTGAACGTGTCATTGCATGGTTGATGGATGCTGAAGGTGCTAATGGCGACCATGAGTATTTCTGTTTCACGCAGGGTCTCCCTTATGGTTACTTCAGGAAAACCGCATGAGAGTTTTCCAAGAGACAACTCCAGATTGGGTTGGGAATGTATCCAACCACATCTATTATTTGACTGATGATAAATCAAAGATGGTTGCCTTCTATAATGTGGACACTGGTGTAGTGAAGAAATTCATTAAGCCAATTCGTTTTGATATGAGATATAGAAAATTTAAGGAACTGAAACACAAATGAATATTAATAAATTTTTAGATGGTTTAGCAGCAAATGCCTCACGCAACTTCAAAATCGAGCAACTAAACGCTAACAGCGATAACGAAGTTTTGCGTGAGGTCATTCGCTTGGCTCTGGATCCATTCACTCAATTCTATCAACGCAAGATTCCTGAGTACACCACAGACAAACATCAAACAAGTCTTGATCAAGCCATGCTTGCATTGTATGACTTGAAAGAAAGAGTCGTGACTGGTAATGCAGCAATTGAATATCTCCGTATGCTTCTCTCATCCGTATCAGCTGATGATGCTAAGGTACTGGAAAGAATCATCTCCAAAGATTTGAAGTGTGGTGTTGATGTATCTACTGCCAACAAAGTTTGGTCTGGTTTGATTCCTGAATACCCATGCATGTTATGCAGTCCATTCGAACAGAAGTTGGTTGACAAGATTAAATTCCCAGCCTACGCACAAATGAAGATGGATGGCATGCGCTTCAACGCAATCGTCAGAGATGGTAAGTGTGAATTTAGGAGTAGAAATGGAAAAGAAATTTTACTACTTGGCAATTTGGAGCAAGAATTTATTTCTCTTGCTGGTTCTATTGATTGTGTTTTTGATGGTGAACTACTTGTAATGCTTGAGGGTGACCACCAATTTGCTGACAGGCAGACTGGTAATGGCATCTTGAACAAAGCAAACAAAGGCACAATCTCTGCCAAAGAAGCAGCACTGGTTCATGCAACTGTTTGGGATTTAATTCCTTACGTACAATTCATTGATGGATACTGTGGAAGTCCATACTCAAAACGATACTCTACACTGCAGGCAATTGTTGCCAAACAAAAGTCAGATGGGAGGAAGATCTGGAATGTGACATCAACCATTGTGGAAACTCTGGAAGAAGCACAAGAGATTTTCCAAGGTTATCTTGCAGAAGGATTTGAAGGTATCATTCTTAAGGATGGTGCTGGTGTTTGGGAAGACAAACGAAGCAAGACTCAGATTAAATTTAAGGGAGAACTTGAATGCGATCTTAAGATTGTTGCAGTCGAAGAAGGTAAAGGTAAAGCAGTAGGTATGCTTGGTGCAATTATATGTGAGTCTGCAGATGGAATTGTAAAGGTAAATGTAGGATCTGGTTTCAATGATGCACAACGAAAGCAATATTGGAAAGAAAATTTAGTTGACAAAATCGTGGCAGTGAAGTATAATAGTCGTATCAAGAATAAGGCTGGAGAAGACTCATTGTTTCTTCCAGTGTTCATTGAAATTCGTAATGATAAAGATATCGCAGATAAATCAAAGGATATAAAATGAAAGTAGCAATCAATCGTTGTTTTGGTGGGTTCGGTATCTCGAATGAAGCATTCGAGAAGTTGCTCGAGCGTAAGGGTGTAGGATTTCAAAAAGTTCCAGCGAAGTTTAAATTCCGTGGTGATGATTTTGATTACTACAAAGCAGGTATTGAGCCATGTGATGACACATATATCAGTGCGTATGATTATTATCAAGATCGTTCTGACCCAGACTTGATCGCAGTCATTGAAGAAATAAAAGACCAAGCAAATAGTTGGGCAGCAGAGATCGCTATTGTGGAAATTCCTGATGATGTTAAGTGGCACATCGATGAGTATGATGGTATGGAACATGTGGCTGAAGATCACCGAACTTGGTATGGAGATTAATTATGCGTAAAGAACTAGACGAAGCACTGTGTGCAAAGTATCCTCTGATCTTTAAAGATCGTCATGAGAATATGCAACACACCGCCATGTGTTGGGGTTTCTCGCATGGTGATGGTTGGTATAATATCCTTGATGTTCTTTGCGGGATGTTGACTGGCGATTATCGTCAAGCGAAAAGTCGCTATGAATCGATTAAAGATAAAGTTGGCCAACCAACATTTGGATTCAGAGATAATGGTGATCCAGTCGGTAAAATTGTCACTCAAGAACTGATTGATGAAGCCAAAGTAAAACTTGATGAAGAAACTGCAAAGGTTCCAGTGGCTTCTCAAGTAAAAGAAAAGTTCGGAGGACTTCGTTTCTATGTTAATGGAGCAACTGATAAGCACTGGAATTATATTTCAATTGCTGAGAATTTTAGTTATCGCACATGTGAAGAATGCGGTAGTCCAGGTAAAACTTATACTGATGGTTGGCATCGTACTCTTTGCGATATCCATGCAGCGATGGCTGGTCGTACTGAAGAATATCAGTCTGATGAAGATGAAGGAGATGAATAATGTTTTACGGTAAAGAAACTATTGAACAAAACTTTTCTCTCGTTCTAAACAAATTGGAAGAACAAGAATTGTTTTTGTTCGAACCAATGCCAAGTTACAAACTGAATGATAGATGGACTGACGAATTTCGTATTCGTGATGGACACACTAAACTTGCTGATGGCACTTGGGTTACTATACATAAAGTAACTACTTGGGTTGAGAAACTCAAGAAAGATACTACAGAGTTGTATGAACAAAATCAACAAACTAATCGTGAGTTGACTCTTGCTAAACGCAGGATCTATGAGATGGAATATGGATTGCGAGTTGCTGAGAAAGCATTGAAGAATTCACTGGCTTTAACTAAGGAGATGATTGATGAGTAAATTTGTTTTGGTTGATTGCATTGCACAGTATCGTATGCGTTACATTATCGAAGTACCAGACAATCATAATGAGCAGGAGTATCCATGTTCGGCAGAGCAGTGGGCACTAGATACAGTAACATCTGAAGAAATGCAAGAATTTTCTCAGTTGTATCTTGGCGAAACTATTGTTAGTAGTCGTGAGATTACTAAAGAAGAAATTGTACCATTGTGCGATATTGATAATGAGTATTGCAAATCTTGGGATGACGACAAGAAGATTAAAGTATTTGTAACTGAAGTTGGCTACAAAAGGGACTGGTAATGTTTATGTTCGATGTGGAGACTCTAGGAGTAGAGTCTACCTGTGTAATTCTATCTGCTGCATTGATTCATTTTGATCCAGAGAAACGTCCAACCTACCAAGATCTATTGGACAATGCATGCTTTGTTAAGTTAAATGCCAAGGATCAGATTGAACGATTAAAACGATCTGTTGATGTTGGAACACTTGAGTGGTGGAAGAACCAACACGAATATGTTCATAAAGTTTCGTTTAAACCTTCTGGTGACGATATGCTTGCTGAAGATGCTATCACTACATTGCATAACTATATGAACAAGGTTCCAAATGCTCAGAATCAAACAATGTGGGCACGTGGTTCTCTTGACCAAATGGCAATTGATTCGCTGTCAACTAGAGTTGACATGCAAGTACTTACAGGATATGCTATGTGGAGAGATGTTCGAACAGCAGTAGATATCCTTTATGGAACTACAAATGGTTACTGCGAGATTGATCATCCTTTGTTCAACCGAACTGATGTGATTAAACATCATCCTGTTCATGACTGCGCATTAGATGCTATGATGTTGATGTATGGTAAATGATATAGTATTCCAAACATATGATTATATCATTGGTGGAAAGATGGTGGTTGGTCGTGCCAGAATGTCTTACGAATGGAAGACTCTATTGGAAGATGGAGATCCAGACGCCAGAGACAAGCTGAAGTCTGAGTTAATCCATCAGATGGCAGAGTTTATGCTTGAGAATAATTTGGTAGAATTTACTTATTATGATAATCCAATAGACCTATCAAGACAAGTCGCAGTTAGAGCATACCTCGCCCCAAGTGATCAAGTTAAAATTTTAAGAATGGCAAATAAAATATTATGACACAAGAAATAACTTTACATCGTGATGCTTTAGAAAAGATTCTCAAACTCGTAGATGAACTTAACCCAAATGCAAGCCTTAGAGTTAGTGCTGGTTATGTAACAATCTATTCTGATCAATCCTCTGGTATTGGTCAACTTATTGATGCTGAAGTAGACGTTGAACTCAATGGTCTTTACGGTAAGTTTAAACAACGAATTGTAGATGAGGGTAGCTGGTAATGGAATTTTATACATCGGTTCATCCGATTGGAGACAAGATCTATATTCGAGGTTATGAAAAGGGGAAACCTTACAAACGTAAACTAGATTTCCAACCAACATTTTATGTAACATCAAACAAACCCTCCAAGTGGAAAACACTGGAGGGAATTTTCGTTGATGAAATTAAACCTGGATCCATTCGAGATGCTCGAGACTTCGTCAAACGATATGATGAGGTAGAAGGCTTTGCTGTTTATGGTAATACCAACTATGCATATCAGTATATCAGTGACAACTATGACACTGTTAACTGGGACATGGAACAGATCAAAGTATTTACAATTGACATTGAAACTTCTACAGAGAATGGTTTCCCAGATGTTCGTCTTGCCAATGAAGAAGTTCTTCTAATCACCATCAAAGATCTACAGTCAAAGCGCATTATCACTTTTGGTTCTAAACCATTCGTGCATAATCGTGACGATGTAGTCTATATCACTTGTCGTGATGAACAACATTTGCTAAAAGAGTTTATGCTTTTCTGGCAAGACAATTATCCAGATGTTGTCACTGGTTGGAATACCGACTTCTTCGATATGCCATATCTTATTCGTAGGATTGATCGTGAACTTGGTGCAGATGTTTCTAAGAAAATTTCTCCATGGGGCATGATCAATGAGAGAAAGACATTCATTAAAGGTAATGAAGAACTTCATTACGATATCATTGGCATCTCTCAGCTAGATTATCTTGAACTCTACAAGAAGTATACCTATTCAAAACAGGAATCATATCGCCTCGACTATATCGCTGAGCAAGAACTTGCTGACAAAAAGAAACCGAATCCTGGAGTTGACTTCAAAGATTTCTATACTAACTATTGGCAAGCATTTGTTGAGTATAACATCCATGACGTAGAGTTGGTTGACAAACTCGAAGACAAGATGCGACTTTTAGAGTTGCACCTGACCATGGCGTATGCTGCAAAGATTAATCCAGAAGATGTTTACTCACAGGTTCGTATGTGGGATACTATCATCTATAATCATTTACGTGCTCGTCATATTGTCATTCCTGCTAAAACACACTCTGGTAAAGATGCACAATTTGAAGGTGCGTATGTTAAAGATCCACTTGTTGGTATGCATAAGTGGGTGGCTTCCTTTGACTTGAACTCATTGTATCCGCATTTGATCATGCAATACAACATCAGCCCAGAGACTTTAACGTCTGAGAAGATGCCAGTCAATGTAGAGAAGTTGCTTAACAAAGAGATTGATCTTTCGTATGCAAAGCAACGAGATCTTTGTGTCACTGCGAATGGATGGACTTACACTAAAGAAGTCAAAGGGTTCATGCCTGAGTTGATGGAGAAGATGTATACTGACCGAAGCAAGTTTAAGAAACAGATGCTAAAGGTTCAACAGGAATACGAGAAAGACAAAACAAAGAAACATTTGTTGAAGGATATCTCTCGCTTAAACAATCTGCAGATGGCGATGAAGATTGCATTGAACTCTGCTTATGGTGCCATGGGTAATCAGTACTTCCGCTATTTCGATATTCGTATGGCTGAAGGAATTACTACTTCTGGTCAGTTGTCTATTCGTTGGATGGCTAATAAGTTGAATGCATTCCTTAACAAGACTTTAAAGACCGAAGGTAAAGATTTTGTTATTGCGATTGACACTGACTCGATCTATCTAACTCTTGAAGAACTTGTTGAACGAACCTGTGAAGGTAAGACAACAGAACAAAAGATCAAGTTTATGGATAAGATCTGCGAAGATGTTTTCCAACCATTCATTGATTCAGGTTACCAAGAGTTGGCTGATTATATGAATGCATATAGTCAAAAGATGCAGATGAAGCGAGAGGTTCTTGCTGACAAGGCAATCTGGACTGCCAAGAAACGCTATGTTATTAATGTTCATAATTCAGAAGGTGTACAGTATGAGAAGCCTAAGATCAAAGTTATGGGTTTGGAAATGGTCAAGTCGAGTACACCTGCTGTTATTCGTGACAAACTCAAAGATTCGTTACAAGTTATTCTCTCGGGAGATGAAAAGAAACTACACACGTATGTCACAGAGTTTAAAAAAGAGTTTGTCAAATTACCGATCGAAGACATAGCATTCCCACGTGGTGTTAATGGTATGAAGCAGTATGCAGGTTCTCCGATTTATACAAAGGGAACTCCAATCCATGTTCGTGGTTCTTTGTTGTATAATCACTATACTAAAAAGATGGGACTAGATAAAAAGTACCAAGCGATTCGAGATGGTGATAAGATCAAGTTTGTTTATGTTCAAAAACCAAATCCATTACAAGAAGATATCATTGCATTCCCGCAACAACTTCCAAAGGAACTTGGATTGGAATCATACATAGATTATGACAAACAGTTCGAGAAAGTATTCTTGGACGCACTTCAAATTGTAATCGAACCATTGGGTTGGAAGACTCAAGAACAAAGTTCATTGGAGAACTTTTTTGGCTGAACATTCATACTACCCACTAGTAAACATACAAGACAGACGTGTAGTTCTTTCTGTTGATGACTTCTTTGATTTAAAGGAACTTGATTATATTAGAAGTTGCTTAAACACAGAGAAGCCAACTGCTGCTATTGTTGGATATACTGATCCAAAGAATGTAGAAGACTACGAAAAGATGGTCAAGAAAGCACACGAACGTAGAAAGTCTAATGTATGTTTCTTGGACTTCTTTGAATATGAGTTTTTCTATAAAAAGTTATGTACAGCAATTCACCATGTAAACCTTACTAATTTTAACAAAGTTTTATATGGTATAGAAGCATTACAGTTTGCAGAGTATGATTCTTTGTATGAAGGATTTTATGGAGTCCATCCAGATGCTGTAAATACAGATAATGCATTAACAAGATCGTTATCATTTTCTATGCAGATGTCTAAACCAGAAGAGTATGAAGGTGGTGAAGTTCTAGTCTATGATGGTAATACTACATATACAGCAAACAAGAAATATGGATCAATTACATTCTTTGATTCTAGAATGTTACACGAAGTCACTCCTGTCACCAGTGGCTTTAGAAGAAGTATAGTTGGATGGATTCTTGGACCAAGAGTATGAGCAACATTAGAATAATTAAAACTGGAATCAATGTTTCAAAGATATTGAAGCAACTTCAACAACATCCAACTGACTGGGATCATCAAAAACGAATTGAGGATATCGGTGACTCAACTCAATCTGGATGGAAATTTGCGCCAGTTGGTACACTGCAATTAGTCATGGGAGGTGTTACAAACAAAGACGAATTTGTTGGTAACACTGAGATATGTATATCAACCAGAGCGATTGCTAATCATACAGAAGTTGTAGGATTCATGAGAAGAAATTTTAAGAAATTTAGTCGTTGTGGATTCCTAGCATTGCCAGTTGGTGAACGTGTAGAAAAACATATTGATCATGGGACTTATTATCTTACAAGAGATCGATACCATCTATCAATCCAAGGTACGTATAGATACTTTTGCGGTGATGAATATGTAGATGTTGAACCTGGAACTTTGCTCTGGTTCAATAATAAACTTATGCATGGAACTGAAAACACAGGTGACTGTACACGAATTACATTTGTGTTCGATGTACCACACTCTAAGTCTAATCCATAGTTGTCTTGTAATTATACATAGAGTATAATATAATTTTAGGAGAATAAATGATAGTTAAGCCATTGAAGAAAAAAGTTCTTGTTGCAGAGAATAAAGTAGATCAAACCACTGAAGCAGGAATCATCTTAGATGGTACTACATCTGCACGAGATTCCAAACAGGGAACAGTCCTTGCAATTGGACCAGATGTAACCATGGTAGAAGTTGGAGATAAAGTTTACATCGAATGGAATAAAGCCCAAGTCGTTAAAATTGGTGACGCACAGCGAGTCATTATCGATGAGGAAAACATTGTTGCTGTTGTGGAGAAATAAATGAAGGTTCTTAAATTTTATGCTGAATGGTGTGGTCCATGCAAAGGATTGACAATGGTGATCAAAGGTGCTGGTGATAAAGTTACAGTTCCAGTTGAAGACGTAAACATTGATGAAAATCTTATGATGGCGCAAGACTTTAATATTCGATCTGTTCCAACTATGGTTCTAGTAGACAAAGAAGAAAAGGAATTAAAGCGTGTTGTTGGATCATTGTCTGAAACACAGTTGTTAGAATTTCTAAAGGTATAATATGGCAAGCATCTTAGACAAAATTAAAAAGAATTCCACAATCAAAGACTCTGCGATTCTTTCTGAATCAAAGTTCTTTAAGAAGAAGGATATGATTCCTACTTCTGTTCCAATTATCAACGTAGCCTTATCAGGTCGCCTTGATGGTGGACTCACTCCAGGTATTACAATGTGGGCTGGTCCATCGAAACACTTTAAAACTGCTTTCAGTTTACTGATGGCAAAATCTTATCTTGACAAATATCCAGATGCTGCTTTACTTTTTTACGATTCTGAGTTCGGTACTCCTCAGTCTTACTTTGATACTTTCGGAATCGACACGTCACGTGTTGTGCACACTCCCCTTACCGATGTAGAACAATTGAAGTTTGACATCATGCAACAACTATCTGAAGTTGAGCGTGGTGAGCATTTGATTATTGTAATTGACTCAATTGGTAATCTTGCTTCTAAGAAAGAAGTTGAAGATGCTATGGAAGGTAAGTCTGTTGGTGATATGACTAGAGCAAAACAACTAAAGAGTTTGTTCCGTATGGTTACACCACATCTGAACTTAAAAGACATTCCACTGGTTGTTGTTAATCACACCTACATGGAAATTGGTATGTTCCCTAAAGCAATCGTTGGTGGTGGTACTGGTGCAATGTATTCCGCAGATAACGTATACATTCTTGGTCGTCAGCAAGAGAAAGAAGGCACAGAGATTGTAGGTTACAACTTTATCATCAACGTGGAGAAAAGTCGTTATGTCAAAGAAAAATCCAAAATCCCTGTTAGTGTATCTTTTGATGGTGGTCTATCTAAGTGGTCTGGTCTACTTGACGTGGCGCTTGAGTCAGGACATGTCATCAAGCCATCGAATGGTTGGTATCAAAAGGTAAACAAAGAAACTGGTGAGATCGATGACAAGAAATATCGCATCAAAGATACAGACTCAAAAGAGTTCTGGTTGCCAATTCTTACAAGTAAGTCGTTCTATGATTTTATCAAGAACAAATATTCAATCGGTCAGGGCGAAGTAATGATGCGTGATGAATTAGATACTGCACTAGAAGCATTAGAGTTCGATGAATAAACATCTTGCAGAACCGCCAGTTACAGTAGTCGAGAATAGGAAGACTGGTCTCGACGCATTACGTTTGACTGATGGACCATACAAAGGTATAATCTATACCTATGGAAAAGTTTCTTTTGATGAAGAAGGAACCGAGAAGGTTCATATGAAATTTGAATATGACATCCTAGAAGATTCAGGTGTTAGTTATGATGACGATGAATTTGAAATATACATTGGTCACATTCTCCAACACTTGATCACTAAGCAACTCCAAGAAAATAGCATTACATACACTGGTGGAATTGATGAGAATAGAACAGAAGATCCTGAGCAGTCTGATACATGATGAAAAGTATTGTCGTAAAGTTATCCCATTTATTAAAAAAGATTATTTCTCTGAACGAAACGAAGCTGTCCTTGCAACTGAAGTAATTAAATTCTTCACAACATATAACAAGCCAGCAACTAAAGAGATTTTATCAATTGAAGTAGGTAACAGGAAAGACTTAAACGATAAAGAACTGTCAGACATTAATGAATACATAAAAAACATCAGCAATGAACCAGTCAATGAAGACTGGTTGATGGAAAACACCGAGAAATTTTGTAAAGACAGGGCTGTATATAATGCAATTCTTAAATCAATCCAAATTATTGATGGTCGGGATAAAACCCATACAAGTGATGCTCTTCCCTCTATTCTTAGTGATGCTCTTGCTGTGTCTTTCGATAACCATGTTGGTCATGATTACATCGATGACCATACAAGTCGTTATGAATTCTATCACAGGGTTGAAGAAAAAGTTCCTTTCGATTTGGATATTTTTAACAAAATCACCAAAGGTGGATTGAGTAAGAAAACTTTAAACATTGTATTGGCTGGTACTGGTGTTGGTAAGTCTCTGTTCATGTGTCACATGGCTGCAGGAGTATTGACTCAGGGTAGGAATGTTCTTTACATTACTATGGAGATGGCTGAAGAAAGAATCGCAGAACGTATCGATGCAAACTTACTGAACCTTACTATGGATGAGTTGAAAGTTATCGATAAAGATATTTACGAGAATCGTATTGATAAGATTGCTAAAAAGACTAAAGGTAAGTTGATCATTAAAGAATATCCAACTGCTGGCGCACACTCTGGTCACTTCAGAGCATTGTTGGAAGAATTAAAGTTGAAGAGAGAATATGCGCCAGACATCATATTCATTGACTATTTGAACATTTGTGCGTCTCAACGCATGAAGCAAGGTGGAAGTGTTAACTCTTATACATATATTAAGAGTATTGCAGAAGAGTTAAGGGGTCTTGCAGTTGAGTATAATGTTCCGATTGTATCGGCTACACAAACTACTCGATCTGGATTCACAAACTCTGATCCAGGACTCGAAGATACTTCAGAGTCATTCGGCTTACCAGCAACTGCTGACTTTATGGTTGCATTGATTAGCAATGAAGAATTAGAACAGTTGAATCAAATAATTGTCAAGCAATTAAAAAACAGGTATAATGATCCTAGTTACTTTAAAAGATTCGTAGTTGGGATTGATAGATCTAAAATGAGGTTGTATGATGTCGAAGCCTCTGCACAAATTGGATTGTCTGACTCTGGTCAAGAAGATGATGGTCCAGTTTTTGACAAAGGTACATTTGGTAAGAGAATGAATACTGAAGAAAAATTTAGCGGATTTAAGTTTTAGGAGAGAATATGGTAAAAGTTATCGTAGCAAAAGAAAAGTTTGATTGTTCAAAGTTAGAAGGAACATTCGTAGACGAATCTCATTATGATCATCTCATCGAAGAAGATACTGATGTTTACATGCCATCATCAATTGATGGTGGAGATCCTTACAGTGAGAAGCGTATTGTTCTAAAGTTTCGTAAGAACTACTTCACACAAGAGCAACAAGATCAAGCATATCTTGGTCTGAAAGATGCAGCAACTGAAACTCAGAACAGAGGTAAAGCAGCTGGACCACGTGGCGACAAATTGGGTAATCGTGAGTGGGTTACTGAGTATGAATATGCCATCTTAGAATACTTTGAAGAAGCAAAGGCTATGCTTGGTGAAGATCCAGTTGAACAGATTCGTCAGAAATATAAAAACGCTGTTCAGAAACCATCCACACGAAATAATGTTTGGGGTATCCAAGCAGTTAAGAAAGATGGTTTTGATTTCGAGAAGTGGGTTGAAGCGACAAGCAAACTATCAGATACAGAACAACATTACGAATCCCTGCGCATTCAAAAGAAATATGTTTGTCCAACAACTTATGCTAATGGAGTTCTTTCTGGCATTGCTGGTTGGTTCGATCGTTACCCACGTATCCCTTATGGTCGTGCTACTTCTTATACTGCAAATAACTTTGAAAAGTTTAAGATGTCATATCCATTCCTTCAGCAACTATCTAAAGGATTTAAGGAATATCTTCCAGAGCGTTTTGCAGCGCAGATGTCTGCAGCAAACAAACTTGATTCAGCATTCTTAGTTCCTGAAACTCCATTCACAACTATCACTGTTAACAATACATTTAGAACTGCTGCTCACTACGATGCAGGTGACTTGAATGAAGGTTTGTCGAATCTATTGACATTGTCTAATGATGGTAAGTATACTGGTGGATATCTGATTGCTCCTGAGTATCGTGTTGCAGTTAATCCACGTCCAGGTGATTTGCTTCTTATCAACAATCACGAAGTTATGCATGGTAATACTCCGATTGTTTGTCCAGAAGGTTCAGAGCGTATTAGTCTTGTTGTTTACTTCAGAGAAAAGATGCTCGAGTTGGGTAGCAAAGCATATGAAGATGCACGCTATGAATATGTAGAGGGACGCAGGTTAAATAAAGAACACCCAGAACATAAAGATCGCCATCTTTGGAATGGTGTTACTGCAGGTATGTGGGATGAGAAAGAGTGGTATGACTTCTTGAGTGCTAAACAGGGTGGTGAAGATATGCTTGCTAAATATCATCCTACAACCAAAGGTGCTCTTGAGGAGTTTTTCTAATAATGTGTTCCATAATTGGTGCTGTGTTAAAGAATCCTCGTCATGAGGATTTTGAAATGATTCGTAGAGTATTCCTTGAGTCTAAGATTCGAGGAATGCATGCGACAGGTATATCTTTTTTACCGCATTGGAGTAAGTCAGTTGTAACTATCAAAGAAGCAATGCCATCTGATAGATTTATTGATACTCATATGCATATTGATAATATGAAGGAGATGGTTAATGACGATGGTACTCTTTACCTTATTGGTCACTGTAGATATAGCACTAGCGATTTATCTTATAATCAACCGCTAGCAAATGAATTGAAGTCCATTGTTCATAATGGAGTTATTACACAAGAACTTCCTGAGAACTGGGGTAACATTTATCCTTACACATTTGAAACTAAGAATGACTCTGAGTTAGTATTACATTCAGATGACCCACTCAGAGAGTTCCCAGATGCATCTATGGCAGTGTGTGAACTTTATGTAGATCGTAAGTTGCGATTCTATCGTAATGGTAAACGTCCATTATACTTGACAAGTATTGAATGTGGGAGTATAATTACCTCTACGGCAGATGTTCCAAAACGTGCTGAGGTTGCAGGGTTTCCAGTTAATGTTCTTATGAATCATTACAATACATTTGATGGTGACCTTGCATTGACGATTGAGCGAGTTGATATTAAAGATGCATTAGATTACCAAAAATGATATTAGTTGATTTAGCAAAAGTAGAAAACATTATTTCAAATAGTCCAGCTGGTAAGAATACAAAATTCTTATCGGCTGCACATTCATTATGGTATCGGTTTCACAATTATGACAAAGCATTACCAATGGCTTATGAAGTTAATGGTGATGTTGTTTGTTTAATCTTTGCTACATTCAATCGTGATGGTTATGCCAACCTGTATGAGATCGTAACACTCGAAGGAAAAGAAGGAAATGGATACGCATCAAAGTGTTGGGACGCATGGATTAAATACGCAGTCGAAGAACGAAAGTCTAAACGACTTAAAATCTCTTGCACACCTTCTTCAGTCACATGGCATTATCGCAATGGACTCATCTTCTGGGCAGTTGACCCGACTGGCTCGTTACGTTCTGACCAACCATTATTCTCAACTAGGCAAGAGCAAATTAGCTACAGAAATAATGCTATTATCAATCCATCCTCTGCTCTGCCACCAAGCAAAGCACAAGATCAGTTTAGGTTAGAAGGATTAGAATTATATAAATGGGGTGACAAGAAGAAAGAAAAAACTCAAACAGCAATTGATGCAGTTGGTACAGCATGGCTACGAGATGCTCTTATGAATCAACCAACACTACAAGAATTTTTATAATGGATTATCGTTTACAAGAAAATCGTAAAGAAGCATTCATACGCTGGTACGCATGGTCATTGAAGTATGATGATTGTGATCCAGCAGTATGGGCAACGAACTATCTTAATAAAAGATATGAACACAATGATGAACAGCGTCTTTGGTTTGCATGGCTTTATGGTAATACATACCAGTTGCAAACTGCATGGGTACTAATGAATGAGTTTCCTGATTATGAATTAGCAACAGTTGATAGAATCACTCAATGGAATACAGCTAACTATAAGAGACTACGATATCAAACTGATACAAAGTGGAACAAAGGACATCTTCCTGCCATGTTCGAGTCTTACCAAAAATTTATAGGAAGTGGAACACAACGTGATAGGATGGAAAGTTTTTATGCATCATCAGAGGAAGACACTTTTGATAGACTGTGGGATGGGGTTAAGTCGAGCCTGCATAAATTTGGTCGTTATTCCACTTGGTTTTACTTACAGCATCTTAAACATACTGCTGGCATCTCTGTTAATCCTACTTCTCTCATGCTGGACGATTATGATGGTTCCCGTAGTCATCGTAATGGACTTCTGTATGCCCTTGGACAAGAATCCGATTGTGATCGAAGACTCAGTAATATGGAGTATTCAAACCTCGAAGTACATGCAAAAGAAATTCTGGAAGAAAGTAAAAGACGATTCCCTGACTTAGCAGGACAGATTGATTTCTTTACCATGGAAACCTGCTTGTGTTCTTTTAAGAAACTATTCAGAGAACACCATGGACGTTACCTTGGTTACTATCTAGATCGTCAGGCTGAAGAGATTGTTAAAGCAGAGAATGATAGTTGGTATGGTATTGATTGGGATGTTCTTTGGCAAGCACGTGAAGAAACAATTGATTTTAGATTAGACCATAAACGTGGTATCGATAAAGAAAGGTTTTCTTCTTTCCTGAATTCAGGTAAATTAGAAAATTTAGAATGGATGTTTAATGATGAAGAATCTATACTAATTGGATTGGAGAATTTTTAATGGCTATTAATAAACCACAGCCCAACTGGGGTGATAATATGATTGTGACTGGTACAGGTTTACAACCATTTTCAAATGGTGGGACTCTCAGTATCAATACTGCAATGAATACAGGCACTGTTGCAGCAAGTGGATCTTATACTACAAATACCATAAGTGTACAAAAACCTGTAGATGAAGTTTTAGATCAATTTGATATGAATGAAGTTGTCGTTGAACATAAAGTTACAACATTTGAACTTGCCAAATTGAAAGAAACTGTAGACTACCACGACATCATTAAACAAAATTTGTCTAAGAAGATTTCTGAAAGTATAATTAACAAAGCAAGATTCACGAAGAAGCAAGATCTTGACTCAGATACTATATCTTTTCGTGGAAGAGTATGGGTATTTAATAAAGAAGAATTGATGGATTTAATAAAGGAAGTCAGAAATGTTTGATAAATTTGGAGTAGTTGACGAGATTAGTGTTCAGTTGATTAGAAACCCCACTAAGACTAGAAAGATTATCGCAGTTGGTGGGCAACCTGGAACTGGTAAGACTACACTGTTTCGTAAATTTATGGAAAATAAACAGTGGATTGTAGGTGAACCAGCCAAGTTGGTATCAGCATCCTATAATACCGAACGAGATCTATACATCCTTGGTAAATATGATGAGGGTGAAACCTTTGCTGGAACAGATCGGCTTTCGATGGCAGTCCAACCAAACCTCCAAGAGTGGGTTAAGTCTAATAACTGCAATATCCTTTTCGAGGGAGATCGAGTCTTCAACCAGTCATTCCTAGAGTTTTGTATGGAGTTACCTAATACCGAATTGCAAGTGGTCTATTTGGCAGTCCCGAAACCTATGTTAGAACAGAGATACAAAAATAGGGGTTCTGACCAGTCTGAAACTTTCCTAAAGGGTCGGGAGACTAAATATAGTAATCTATTGTCAAACTTTGACTTGATGCCTTATATTACTGAGTTTGTAAACACTAACTTAGAGGAGCAGGGGAAAGTACTTGCGCACTTGGAGAAACAGTTTAGTTAAGCAAGAACTTTCTGGGAACTATGAACTTCCTAGAAAAAGCCAATTACGACTGGATGGAACTGCTCAACTTTTATGAGCGTCCATTCAGAGCTAAACTCACACCCTCAAAAGTCTGGATTGATCTAGATCGTTATAAGAACGATTCTGTCGGTCTTGCCAACTATGCTAAGAAGTGGCGCACCAAAGTCGAATGGCGTAAGGAAAAGTCTAAAGCAAAGTGGACTGAAACCTATGTAGGAATTGGTGGTGAATATGCTCCAGATGAGAGACAGATAACCATACAAATCTATACTGATAGGTTCAATTCATTCTCCTTTACAAATAAGTCTTGGACAGCATTTAAGATGAGATTTATTCAAACTCTCATGCACGAATTGATACACTTCATGCAGTACGAGAGAAGAGATGACTCATGGAGTAACTACGTTGTACCATATAAAAAGGTGGGTATAGCAAAGAAGGATGAACAGAGAGCATACCTCTCTGAGTTTGATGAGATACAAGCATATGCGCATTGTGTGTATCTAGATTTTAAGATGCGTAGACCCAGAGTAGAAATCAACATCCTGTTGAATCGTTATAAAAAGAAACGAGATTCGTCTACTCTTCACTTCTTCTTAAAGACGTTTGATTACGATTTAAGAAACAACATGGCCACTCGAAAGATCATAGATCAAATCGGTAAATGGGATCGTAAATACAACCGAATGACTTGACCTAAATAGTTGATTATTGTAAGATCAACTATATGGCATACAAATATCCTGAAATGGCTTTAACAGCCAAGAACATATCAGACTTTCTTAAGAAGAAAGGTGCTGGTGCTTCTGTAAAAACATCCAGATATCAGACTCAGATTAAGTCTGTAGAAGTAGCACATCCAGGAACTTTGGAAGATCTTCTAAAATCTTCTGGTATAAAAGGTAAGTTAAGTGACATTAGCGCAACAGATGAGAAGGCGATCTCTGGTAAGTACAAAGCAAAGTTACTGACACTTACTACAGCAATTGCTGATTGTAAGACTGGTGCCACTTGTTTCATTCTCAATACATTTACTGAGAAGGGTACTCTCAAGACTAAAGATCTAGCACCAGAGAAATTAAATTTAACTATTGCTTCTGGGTATACTGATATTGCTAAATTCGATAAGGCTGTGTATGCAGGTATCGATAATCTTAAAGTTGGAGCAGATATCAAAACTGTTTTAACAGAATTGTATAGATCTATTGTTGATAATAAAACCACTAAAGATAGTATCACAATGAATGCTGCTGCCAAGAAAGCAATGGTCTCAATTAAGCCACAAGATCGTCAAGCAATCGGTAAAGACTTTGGGGAAATTTTATCACTTCGTTGGTATCTAACCCAACCATTCGGTAAGGGTTATACAAAGTTTGGATTCTCTGTTATCAGTAATGAAGCATTGGTTGACTTTTATCTTGATAAAAAGGTTGGTAATAAATCTGTTCACGTAGATGTATCTGCTAAATTCGAAGCAGGTGCTGCTCCATCAATTGGTGCTATTGTTAATAACATCGGCAAAGTCTATAAGACACCAACAGCAGAAGAAAAGAAAGCCATCGGAGTTTTACAGGCTTTGGCTGGTGCTGATGATAATACTTCTACAAAAATTCTTAAAGCATTCGAGACTTTAAAGTTACCCTCTTACACTACTCTAAAATCTATAGTTGGTGCAAAGGGAGCATTCACTATTGCAGATGTATCTGCAGCTATACAGAAAATAGCAACTGCAAGTAAAACTCCAGCCAACAGAATCAAGATGTTCAATACAGAATATGCTCCGATGTACGAGTCCTTGGGTAAGAATGCTAGTCCAGATTCATTAGCTGTAGTCTTTAGCACTCCAACTTATAAAAAATACTATTCTTTAATCTTAGCCCCAATGGGATATGCTTTAGTCGAGTATATGAATAAGAATAAGATCTATCAAGAAATCTTAAATAACATTAGTAGAGAGATGAAGACTGAACAGGTCTATCTAAACTTCGTTGGCGACTCGATGACCTTCTCTAAGAAGTTGTTTTCTAACGCTGAATTTAAGTTTGCATATGGAGCCAATGCCAAAGATTCCGACAATACAGGTATAAAGTTCTCGATGAAACATTGAGGATTATAAATAAGATATAATACTATACAGATGGATTAAATGAAAGATTACAAACAATTATTAAAAGAACTCCCATCTAAAACGGTAGTTCTAGCCTGTGGTAAGTTTAACCCTCCAAACGTGGGTCATGAACTTATTGTAAAGGCTGTCAAAGCACTGGCTGAGCAACGTAGCGCAGACCACGTAATCTATGCATCCACTGTTAGCGATGCGAAAAAGAATCCACTATTAGTAGAAAAGAAACTTCAGTATTTGAATCTGATTTTTCCTAAGACCAACTTTGTCGAATCTGAAAAGAATTTGGTAGATATCGTTAAGAGTCTAAAAGAAAACTATTCAAATATTATTTTAGTGACTGGCGCAGAAGTTCCACGAGCACTAAAGAAGTATAATGTTACTGTTATCAATACTGGAGAAAGCGATCCAGACGAATCTGAAACTATTCGTTCATTCGCTTCCAAGGGATTGTATGAACAGTTTAAGAAAGCACTACCATCATCTATTAGAGATCTTGATAGTCGTAGATTAATGAATGACATAAGAACTGGTCTTGGTTTAGATATAATCAAAGAGCAGATCAATCTAGTTAAAGACGATATTCGTGAGATGTATCACTCAGGTGAAATCTTTAATGTCGGAGAAGTTGTTGAGTCTAATGGTAAGAAGTATGAGATTGTTAAGCGTGGTTCAAACCATCTACTATTAAAAGAAGACTCTGGTAAATTAGTATCTAAATGGATACAAGATGTTAAAATAATTACATTTAAAGAACATATAAAAAATGGATGAACTAAAAACAGCAATCAAAGTCCTGTTGGCAAATACAACAGTGATGTACTATAAGGCTCATCAATTTCATTGGAACATTGAGGGCATAGAGTTCACTCAATTCCACGAATTCTTTGGAGATCTGTATACTGATGTTTATAACTCAGTAGATCCAATTGGTGAACTGCTACGTAAGTTAGATGATTATGCTCCAGTCAGTTTAGATGACCTGTTTAAGTATAAAACATTACAGGAAGAGACTACCAGAGTAGAACTTCTTTCTGATATTCTGGCTAGTCTTATCAAGGCAAATGACGAAGTCTTGGCTAGCCTAAATAAAGTGTTCACTATTGCAAATGCAGACAAACAACAAGGTATTTGTAATTTTATTGCGGATAGAATAGATACACACCAGAAGCATGCATGGTTCTTACGTGCTTCTGCTAAGAAAATAGGATAAAAAATGTTTTCATTTAAACAGCTAATAGAAGAAGCAAAGAAATCAGGATGCACCTGCTGGACTGGATATAAAAGAGTTCCAGGAACTAAACCATGCTCTGCTGATTCATGTATCAAAGAAAGCCAGCGTGGATTGTGGGACAACATCCATGCCAAACAAAAACGAATTAAAGCTGGTTCTGGCGAAAAGATGCGCAAGCCTGGAAGCGAAGGTGCTCCAACTGCAGCAGCATTGAAAGCATCGCAAACGAATGAAGCAAAAGATAATAAAGAGTATGGTTACGAAGGTGACATGGCACTAAATCAATTGGCAACGCTAACACGTTGTGCTGATATGATTAAAGATCTACTAAAGCCAGACACTGATTTGCCAGAGTGGGTTCAATCTAAGATTACTCTTGCAACTGATTATATTCAGACTGCAGCTGACTATTTGTACTCTGAGATGAAAGAAGATGTTGAAGCACAATTTGACCTTATTGAAGAGATGGTAAGTGATCTCGCTACTCAACATAACTTAGATCCAGAAATGGTTTGGGAAACATTTGAAGAAATTTCTGATGAAGAACTTTTCGAAGCTGCAGTTGATGCCAAAGGTCATAAATCTTCCACTGGTGGTTTGACTCAAAAAGGTCGTGATGCATACAATGCCAAGGGTGCTAATTTACAAGCACCCGTGACAACACCTCCATCAGAATTAAAAGCTGGTAGCAAAGCAGCTAATCGTCGTAAGTCTTTCTGTGCTAGAATGGGTGGCATGGAAGGCGCAATGAAGAAACCAAATGGCGAGCCTACTCGTAAGGCACTCGCACTAAGAAAGTGGAACTGCTAATGAAATCATTTTTAACATATTTAAAAGAAGAAAAAGATGCACTTGGCCATGGCTCAGATGCTGGTGATAAACTAAAGCACATTACTCATGCTGAGGATCGTCCATTGATGCATGGGCATGAAGGTTTTGAGCATGCACATGGTGCATTAATGTCTGCTCATGAGCACACAAAGGCTGGAAATAATAGTAGTAAATTAACGATGAAGTTTGATGGTTCACCTTCAGTTGTTTTTGGACATCACCCAAGTAATGGTAAATTCTTTGTTGGAACAAAAGGTGCTTTCAATAAAGATCCAAAGATTAATCATACAGAAGCTGACATCGATAAGAATCATGGTCATGCTCCAGGTCTAGCCACTAAACTAAAAGCAGCACTACAACATCTACCAAAAGTGACACCAAAGAAAGGTGTTTACCAAGGTGACATCATGCATTCTGAGGGTGATGTTGAACATGATAAAAAAGCAGGCACTGCTAAGTTTACTCCAAATACAATCTCTTATACTGCTAAAGGCGATGAAGCAAAGAAAGCAGCTGAATCTAAATTCGGTGTTGCTGTTCATCAAAAGTATGAACACAAAGAAGGTGCTGATAAGAAATCTTTAGAATCAATGCATGTAACTCCACATCCTGATAATCATAACTTCGGTGATCATAAAGACGTGCATCTTAAGACTGCTAATCATGATACTTCTAAAGTAGATTACCCTAAAGAAGCGCAAGACCAATTTCACAAACACATGGCTGCTGCCAAAGAAATTCATGATACTCATGGTCACAAGATGTATGATGCTGTTCATCCTGCTCATAGTGGTGATTCTGGTCATTTGGCTTCTTACATTAATCATACAGTTAAAACAGATACAGTTCCAAATGCTGAAGGTTTACAAGCCCACGTTACTGCTCACTACGAAAAGAAAGCAGCTGGTGTTAAGTCTGATGCTGCAAAGGCAAAACATACAGGCGAAGGTGCTGCACAAGTAGCGCATATCGAAAAGAATAAGTCTCACTACGATAATCTATTGAATATGCATAGTCACTTGGCAAAAGCAAAAGATACATTAGTTAAAAGTTTAAATACTCATACTGGTGGATTAGATCATCACATTGGTGATAACAAAACAGATCCAGAAGGATTTGTTATTAATCATGAGCACAATGGAAAAGAAGAGCCAACTAAATTAGTTAATCGTAAAGAGTTTAGTAAAGCCAACCTATTAAAAGTATACAAAAAATGATTACATTTAAAGAAGCCAAAGATGTGGGTGGCCATGGGTCTGAAAAGCACCATGCCATGGTATTCGGTCGCATGAATCCAGTAACTTCTGGTCATGAAGCTGTTGTTAAAAAGATGCATGATGTTGCCAAAGAACATGGTGCTGGTCATTCTTTAATTGTTTCTCACAGTCAAGATGCTAAAAAGAATCCTCTTTCAGCAGATCAAAAAGTTAATCATGCAAAGAATGCATTTCCAGGAACTAATGTATCTTCTTCTAGCAAAGAAAAACCAACTATCTTACATCATGCTGCAGAGTTACACAAACAAGGTGTGACACACCTGCATGTAGTTGCTGGTTCTGATCGTCATAAAGATATGCATGATCTACTACATAAGTATAATGGTCAAGATTCTGGTCATGGTCATTACAATTTTAAAAAGATAACAGTACATTCTTCTGGTGAGAGAGATCCAGATGCCGAAGGTACTGAAGGAATGTCGGCAAGTAAAATGCGTGAGCATGCAGCATCTGGTAATAAAGCAGAGTTTCATAAAGGAACTCCTTCATCAATGAAACCAGAACATAAAGATGCTATGTACAATGATGTGCGTAAAGGTATGGGTATTAAAGAAGAACTTAAAACATACAAAGAACTTATGGAAGACAGTTATCTAACTAAACTTATTTCTCGTCATAGACGTGGAGAGAAACTAGCAGCAAATGAACAAGAATTAGTTGCATCTTCTTTAAAGAGAAGTAAGATTTATGGTAAGTCTAAAAATGCAATTAGTTCTGAAGTTAAAGAAGAGCTAGAAGAGTCTGTTTCTGAGTTAAACAAACATATCTCTGATTTCTCTAAAGGTGTTAAATCTTCATCTGCAAAACAAAGCACATACAAACGTGATAATAAAGCAATTCATAATATGAAGCATGTTGAAACAGATTCAGATCACCAAGCAGTCTTTAAACATCTACAAAAGATGGGTTACAAAAAGACTTCTGGTTACGATTCAAAACCAAATGAGTTTGACATGCATCACAATCGTGAAGAGATGACATCAAAGAGTGATCCAGTTCATCATTCATCTGGTGTTTCAGCTCATGTCGAAAAAGAACATGGTGGTAAGACTAAAGTTCACTTCACGCATCGTCATATTAAAGAAGAAGTTGAACAGATCGATGAACTATCCACAGATCTATTAGCAAGATATAAAAAAGCTGCAGGTGCTTCTGCTAAAGCAGCAGATGCTTCTGGTAACTATGCCAAGGGCGACAAGCGTTTTAAAGGCATAAACAAAGCAACAAACAAACAGTTTGACAATGATCTAAAGAAACATAATCAAGTCAAAGAAGAAACTCTCGATCAACAAGCTGATCGTGTAAAACAATTGAAGAAGTTTAAAGACATGATGGCTGGTATGAAGTTAGACGAAGTGAAGACTGGTAATCCAGGATATGGTTATCATGGCCAACACCAAACAACACATAATGGTGATGAGGCATATGAAAAGATTCATGCTCATGTTAAAAGTTTAACTGATAGTGATGACAAAACTGTAAAGCATTATCTTGATTCTGCACATGGTCGCCATCTAGTTGGACATGAAGATGATCATGAACACATTAAAAAAGACTTTAAGAAATTTAGTAAATATTATCGTCCAGCGATGCATGAAGAACTTGAATTAGAAGAATCATTCGAAGACGCTGATAAACATCTTGCATTAGCAGACAAAGCCCAACGCAATAAGGATATGTTCTCTCACCATATGCACATGGCAGACTATCATGGATCATTGGCTGATTGGCATGATTCGAAGGGTAGAAGTAGTGCTGGTGATCGTCATTTGGATAAAGCAGCAGACCATGAAGAACTAGCACATGCTATAAAGAAAAAGTCTGTTAGTGAAGGAACTCTGCAACCATCAGGTACAGATAAAATAGAAACGGCTGGCAGTCCAGTGTCAGATATTGGAACACAAAAATTAAAGGTAACCAAAGTGAAATCATTTAAATTTTTTACAGCTGAACAAGTTCAGCCAATTCAAGAAGCATCAGTCAAATCTGAGAAACATAGCTGGGGTAAAATGATGACTGTTCATCATGGAGCCAGCCATTCATATCCTTTACATCCAGAACATCAAGAAGCAATCAGAAATTTGAAACATGGTGAAAAAACTTCTTTCAAAGATGAAACTGGTGCTAAAGTAAATGTACATCGTGATGTTCAAGATGTTCACTTCACTTCTAACAAGACAGCTACTAAGACTACAGTTCCTCATAGTCATTTTAGCGAAGAAAATGAATTAGATGAAAAACTAATTGGTAAACAAAAGAACATAGACAAGAACAAGAATGGTAAAGTCGATGCTCAAGATTTTAAGATTCTACAAAAAGAAAATGCACCAGTCGCTCCAGTTCCAGATAAGAAATACATCAAAGGTACTCCAGAGAACAAAGCATTGAAAGCATCACGTAAACCAATCAATGGTATGCCAACGAATGTAAAAGAAGAAGTTACAGAAGCACTCAATGATAATTTACATCCAGCAGGTGCTGCATTACTAAAACATATTAAACCAGAACACCATAATAAATATAAAGAACATCTAACTACTGATGTATTTACTGGATCATATAAAGATCGTTCAGATGTTTTAACTACTGCTAAAAATGCTGGCCATCTAAAAGAAAACTCTAAACAAGAAGATCCTCCTTTTGATGGTCCATACAAATCTACTTTCAAGAAACCAAATAATCCAAGTCGTTCAGGTATGGATTCAGCACGTGCATTAGCACAACGTGCCATGGGTAAGGTTAAAGAAAAAGCCATTAAAGAAGATAACGAACAACTCGATGAAGTTAATCATCGTGATTTTGCTTCACAAGGTAAGATGCACCCAGACATGGCCAAGCATATGAAGACTGGCCAAGAGATGGACTTCTATCATTCTAAGACTGGTGACAAGATCTCTGGAATTGTTAAACACAACAGCGGATCTGAAGTGCACGTTAAAGCACATAAAGATGGTAAAGTTGGTGCAGGTGAAGTCCACAAATTTAATGTTACATCTAAATTAGATGAAGCAGCACCACTTAAAAAGATTGATCATGTAAACCTTCCAGGTGAAGCACCACATGAAGAAAAATGGGAACCAGCTAAGAAGAAAATGGTTAAGAAAGAATCATTATCATTCTCTGATTTCTTAAATCGTATAGATGAAATTAAAATGGCAGATCTGCCATCTCGTAAAGTTCAAGGTCGTTCTTATGGTGCAGACTATGAAGATCCAGCTGGAGCATTCGAGACAAAAGACGATATGAAAAAAGCAGAGCCAAAAAAGGCTGGGCGAAAAGTGGGGCAAAAGGTTGGTGCAAGAGCCAATCTCGGAAATTCTAAATTGCATCAAGCATAAATAATAATAGTCCAATCTAAGGAGAACAACATGGCACTATGGGGAAATATCGATTCGGCAGCACCATCTGCTGGTACAACAGTTAGCGTAACAAATGCTAGCACTGCTGTTACTGGTGTTAGCACTGCATTCTTAACAGACTTATCAGTGGGTGATGTTCTTATGATCACTTCTGGTACTACTACTAAAAATCGTGTTGCAGCTATCGCTTCCGACACAGCATTGACTTTGGCTGATAACTTTACTGGCACTACTGCAGCAACTCTAGCAATTGCTAACGTAAAGATTCAGAAAGCACCTAAGTTTGTTTATCAAGATTCTAACCAAACTAGTGGTAAGACTTCTTTGGATCAAACATTCTTTGTTGACTCTACTGAAGCAACTATCGCTTCTAACAAAGCGAAAGGTATTACACATTCAGGCTGGTGGAGAGTTAAAACATATACTGACTCTGCAAGCGCAACACGTTATAAAGCAGTTTGCTTAGTTGCTATGGGAACTGCGGTTGGTGTATCATCTGATGCTGCTGACGATGCGACTGTAGCAGACGCATAATAAATACATTATGTATGTAAGATGGGGAGGTTTTCTCCCCATCTCTTTCTTGAAGGTATTATGGTGTGAATGAAAAATTAACTGAAGCGAATTTCTTAGTATATGCAATGCATCATTATGACAATCCACAATGTCACAGTCTGCAAGAATTTGAAGAAGATTTAAAAAAGATCCTCTATCTTAAAAAATTATTATCTCGTTATAAGAATAATAATGAATTGAGAGAACGATTGATATTAAACCATATTATTGTTCTTTACAATATTTTTGGCGAAGCAACAATAAAGATGTTGTTTTTTAAGATAGAAGAATCTTGCTGGGATTCACTGATTACATTTTTAGTATATCTTGATCGTATGCCTGAAACTATTCCAGAATATGGAATCATACTTTCTGATGTTACATTAGATGAGTATATCATCGCAAATTTAAGGAAACTCTAATGAGTCGCATTGTAGACAACATGATTGCTTATAGAATTGTTCGCATGCTTGTGACAGATTTCCCACAAACAGATGCGTTCAGACTAGGCATTATCGATGCCCATGGCAATGCAATTAAGCGTTCAAGTATGCTTAATACAGATCAAGAGAAAAACTCTTATACTTATTTGCATCGTTTAGTTTTCAATATGAAGAAGTTGATCAATAGACTTGGTGGAGAGAATAAGTTAAAGAGTATGGCTGCAGCATTGTGGTTGATCAGAGAGTATTATGAAAGTGGTTCTAGAACTACATCTAATATGGAAACCAAGTATAAGAATTTGATCGAAACATTAAACCACAATGTTATTCTTGTTGAAGAAGAAATTCTTATCAAGAAAGTTTTAGCAGAAGATGCGCCAGCTAATGCAACTGGTGCTGCAGTTTCTACAAATGAACCAAAGATTGAACCAAAGAGCAAAAAGAAACCTATCATGGGTATGGCTCGCAGACCAGCACTAGCAGTTAAAGAGGTTTGTTAAATGTGGATGCTGTCATTTGTACCTGATGCGGTACTCCATTTAGTTGTCTTTGGTATTATGATTACGGGCATAGGCATCTATGCCCTTAGTTTTTTTACAAGATTTATTCCACCACTAATTCCATATTCTGGAATTGCTAGAATTGTTGGAACTATTCTTATGATTAGCGGTGTTTATTTCTATGGAAGTTACGCCACTGAAATGTCATGGAGAAATAAAGTATCTGAGTTAGAGACTAAAGTTGCTGCTTCTGAAGCCGAATCTAAGAAGACCAATATTCAAATACAAAAAGTATACATAGACAAAGTTAAGATAGTAAAAGAAACGCAAGTAGTAATACAAGAACGAATTAAAGAAGTTGAGAAGCGCATTGACTCACAATGTACTGTTGATACTGAAGTTATTAATATCCTCAATGAAGCTGCAAAGAGGAAAGCGAAATGAAACTGTTATTGATTGTTCCTGTATTATTATTAACTGGGTGTTTAGCGACACCAGTACAGAGAAGTTTTCCTGATGTTCCTGAAGAACTAAAGGTAGCTTGTCCAGATTTGATGTTACTCGAGCCGACAACGAAACTAAGTGAAGTAGTTTCTGTTGTTTCCAAAAACTACGGTCAGTATCAAGAATGTCAGATTAAAGTAGACACTTGGATTGAATGGTATAAAACACAAAAACAAATATTCGAGAGTGTCAAATAACATGGAAAATCTACCACAGGAAAGAATAGCCAAATTGGAAGCACAAGTTGAAGGTATTAAGAGTGATGTTGCTGATGTAAAGCAAGACATCAAAGAACTACACTCACGTGTTACAACAGTAACTAGAGAGATAACAGATCACGTTGATACTAAGTTCGATAATCTAATTGCACGCTCTAATACACATGAAATTAAGGATGTAAAAATTGAGCAAAAACTAGATGCAATGATTGTCTGCATTGAGTCGATCAAAGCTGGAGTTGCCGAAGTGCATGAATGTTTAGATCGCACTGGCACCAGTCTAGATGACAAGTTAGAAAAGTTAAAAGAACGCATAGGGATACTTGAGAAATGGCGTTACATGATTGTGGGTGGCGCAATTGCACTTGGTTATCTAGTAGGTCATCTGGATTTCTTTGCAAAATTCCTGAACTAATATTTGCTTTGCAAGAGCATATGGGGTATAATTACTCTATATGCTCTATATTGACAACAAATATGCACAAATCCTTGGCGGTCGTCTAAGGAACTTCACAAAGAAGAAAGACTATCTCTGGAACTTTTCATGTCCAGTGTGCGGAGATAGTTCAACCAACAAACTAAAAGCACGTGGTTACATCTTTCGTGCCAAAGCAGATCTTTTCGTAAAATGTCACAACTGTGGTTACAGTACCAATCTCGGTAACTTAATCAAGTATGTCGATACTAAGTTATATGATGAATATGTTCTTGAACGCTACAAAGGTGGCGCAACAAGATACAATGATCACAAAGACATTGCTGATACCAGTGTCACTCTAGAAACTCCCACAGAAGATTTACTCGAAGATGATATCTTATCATCTCTCTCAAGAATTGATAAACTACCACTGACACACCCAGCAGTTAAGTATGTTATCGAACGAAAGATTCCACGTGAAAACTGGAGTCTTTTGTACTTTGCTCCGAAGTTTAAAGCATTCACCAATTCAGTGACTGCTAAATTCCAAGAGCCAATTAAGGATGAACATCCTCGTATGATCATTCCTTTCTTTACACCAGCAGGTAAGTGTTTTGCTTTTCAAGGCAGAGCATACGGTAAAGAAGAACCTAAGTATTATACCATTAAGGTTGATGAAACACAGGAGAAAATTTATGGACTCGATCGCTTGGATTATAGCAAACGCATTTACGTGGTCGAAGGACCAATTGACTCGCTTTTCATACCGAATTGTGTGGCTGTGTCAGGAAGCAGTTTTGATACCCCTACTATCAGGCAGTTACTTACTAATGCAACTTTAATAATGGATAATGAGCCAAGAAGTAAAGAGATTGTAAAACTTCTTGACAAAAATATAAAGGCAGGTTATTCTGTTTGTATGTTTCCAGAACATATCCAACAAAAAGATATAAATGATATATTTTTACATAGCGGAATGACCATAGATGAGATTTTAGAGACGATAAATACAAATACCTTCACAGGTATTGAAGCGAGTCTTAAATTTAGTACATGGAAAAAAATATGAATGTTAGAATGATTAGTTATAGTAAACCCTCTCGAGAGATGTATGATGAGGGTTTGTTAGATGTACAGGAGTTGGTTGCGTTCTGTGCACGTGTGAGCAATCCAAGTAACCAATTCAACACAGAGACATCAGAGAAGTTAATTAAGTATTTAATTAAACATCAACACTGGTCACCACTAGAGATGGTTAGTGCATGTTTAGAAATTGAAACTACTCGTGATATAGCAAGACAAATGCTACGTCATCGATCTTTCTCTTTCCAAGAATTTAGCCAACGATATGCAGATCCAACCAAAGACTTATCTTTCGTTCTTAGAGAAGCCCGACTCCAAGATACGAAGAATCGTCAAAATAGCGTTGAGAATAATAATCTAGCATTGGCTGCATGGTGGGAAGAAAGGCAGAAGCGAGTTATTGAAGAAGCAAGAAATGCTTATGACTGGGCAATTACCAACGGTATTGCCAAAGAACAAGCAAGAGCAGTACTACCAGAAGGACTGACTGTTTCTCGTTTGTACATGAATGGTACGTTGCGTAGCTGGATTCATTTTATCGAACTCCGATCTGCAAATGGTACACAAAAAGAACACCAAGAAGTCGCACGTGAGTGCGCAAAGGTAATTGCTGAGGTATTTCCTCTAGCAAATGAATTAGTAAAACTATAAAGAATAACAGGGCAAGATATGGAAATTGTGCATGGCATAAAGGTTGACTACAACCGAGATAGTTTGTTTGACGAGTTGGGTAGAATTAGATTAAAAGAAAGTTACATGAAGGATGATGAGGTAAGTCCACAAGAGAGATTTGCTTTTGTCAGTAAAACATTTGGGAGCAATGAAGAACATGCGCAGAGATTATACGACTACAGTAGCAATCATTGGCTCAGTTATTCTACTCCCATTCTTTCTTTTGGTCGCAGTAAGCGTGGTCTGCCTATATCATGTTTCCTTAATTATATTGAAGATACAGCGGAGGGTCTAGTTGATAATCTATCTGAAACAAATTGGCTTAGTATGTTGGGCGGTGGTGTTGGGATTGGCTTTGGTATTCGTTCGGCTGACGATAAAAGTACTGGCGTTATGCCTCACCTCAAAATGTATGACGCATCTAGTTTGGCATACCGTCAGGGTCGCACCCGTCGTGGCAGTTATGCTGCTTACTTATCTATTGACCATCCAGATATCATCAGTTTTTTAGAGATGCGCAAGCCTACAGGCGACCAAAACATGCGTACTCTAAACATGCACCATGGGATTAATATCCCAGATGCATTCATGGAAATCGTTGAAAAGTCAATGCTTGATTCTGATTTTGATGATTCTTGGAAATTGGTTGATCCAGCGTCAAATGAAGTTCGTGAAACAGTTTCTGCAAAAGAACTTTGGCAACGCATTCTTGAAATGCGTATGATGACTGGTGAACCATATCTACACTTCATTGATGAGTCTAATCGTAAGATGCCTCAACACTTGAAAGATCTTGGATTAAAAATCAACCAGTCCAATCTCTGTTCGGAAATTATTCTTCCAACTAATGAGAAGCGAACAGCTGTTTGTTGTTTGTCATCATTGAATTTGGAATACTATGATGAATGGAAAGATCATCCTTTATTCTTAAAAGATGTAGCTGAGATGCTTGATAATGTTCTTCAATATTTTATTGACCATGCACCATCTTCTATTAAACGTGCTAAGTATTCTGCACAGCGTGAACGCAGCATTGGTATTGGTGCATTAGGTTGGCATGCTTATCTTCAAAAGAATAATTTGCCATGGGAATCTCCGATGTCTGTTGGTAGAAACAAACAGATTTTCAAAACAATTAGGGAGAAATTAAATGAAGCGAATATTGAATTGGGTAAAGAGCGTGGAGAAGCACCAGATTGTGTGGGCACTGGATATAGGTTTAGTCATCTTATGGCTATTGCTCCCAATGCTTCTTCTTCCATTCTTATGGGGAATACTAGTCCTAGCATTGAACCTTATCGTGCCAATGCGTATCGACAAGATACTCTCTCAGGTTCTCACTTAAACAAGAATCGTTACCTTGATGTGGTTATTCAGAATGAATCAAAAACTCATAAAGAAGGTTGGGCAGACGAAGTATGGTCTAGTATCATTGCGAATGATGGTTCAGTTCAGCACCTCGATTGGATGGAAGACTGGACAAAAGATGTTTTCAAGACTTCTATGGAAATCGACCAGCGTTGGGTCGTTCAACATGCGTCCGACAGACAAGAATATATTGACCAAGCACAATCGTTGAATGTGTTCTTTAGACCAGACAGTCATATCAAATACATCCATGCTGTGCATTTCCAAGCATGGAAACAAGGATTAAAGACTATGTACTACTGTCGCAGTGATAAGATCGCCAAAGCAGATAAAGTATCTAAGCGTATCGAACGTGAGGTTATCAAAGAGATTGATCTTCATGCACTAACAGAAGGTAATGATTGTCTGGCATGTGAGGGTTAATAATGTTAGAAGGTATAAATCAGTGGGACTCTTTCTTCACAAAAGAAGAATATGATAATGTTGACAAAGAACTATTAAATCATGAGTGGGTTTTTGGTGCCAGTCCCAATAATAATTTACTTGAAGGTAATAAGGTAAGACAATTCTGGTATAAAGACTTGATGGAGTCTGAATATATTAAAGAGTTGTTTAGATTCAGAACAGAAGATTATCTAAATGCAAAAGTAGAGACAATGCGTCTCTACGCAAATGGACAATCACATGGAATGGCAGGACATATACATGAGGATGTTCCACCAGATGAACCTGGAATTTGTGGTAGTATAGTATATTTCTTTCAGGCTGACTGGAAACCAGAATATGGTGGGCATTTAATCTTCTTGTCACCAGAAGATCCAAACAGAGTGATGTTGTCAGTATTCCCGAGATCAAACTCCGCAGTTATATTCAACTCAAAGTTATCTCACATGGCATTCGATCCATCAGTATACTGTACAAATCAAAGAATAAGCATAGCATATAAATTTAGGGTAAAAGAATGATAGCAAAAACAAAATCAAATCTAACAGATCAACGAACATATTTCAAACCATTTAATTATCCATGGGCTTATGACGCATGGTTAAAACATGAACAAAGTCATTGGCTTCATACAGAAGTTCCAATGGCTGAAGACGTTAAAGATTGGAAGAAAAAACTAACTAATGAAGAAAAACACTTCCTCACAAATATCTTTCGATTCTTTACACAGGGTGATATCGACGTGGCTGGTGGCTATGTTAACAATTATCTACCTTACTTCCCTCAGCCTGAGATTCGTATGATGCTTATGGGGTTTGCTGCACGTGAAGCACTTCACATTGCTGCTTACTCACATCTGATTGAAACTCTCGGCATGCCTGAATCCACTTACAATGAATTTCTTGAATATCAAGAGATGCGTGACAAGCATGATTACGTTACAGAATTAAGTTCCAAGAATGGAACACTCTCTTCAACTGCAACCCACATTGCCGTGTTCAGTGCTTTCACTGAAGGGATGCAGTTGTTCTCTTCGTTCATCATGCTTCTTAACTTTCCTCGTCATGGTATGATGAAGGGAATGGGACAAATCGTTACTTGGTCTATCGTTGATGAAACAATGCACTCCGAGAATATGATTCGTCTGTTCAAAGAGTTTATTAAAGAAAATAATGAAATCTGGAATGATGAACTAAAAGGAAAGATTTATACCATTGCTGAGAAGATGGTTGAACTTGAAGATAAATTCATCGATCTCTGTTATGCCAATGGTGATATGCGTGAACTTTCTGCAGCTGATGTCAAACAATATATTCGTTATATTGCTGATCGTAGATTGATCAGTCTCGGCATGAAAGGTATCTACAAAGTCAAACGCAATCCATTACCATGGGTTGAAGAAATGATCAATGCGCCAGTGCATGGTAACTTCTTTGAGAATCGTGTGACAGATTATGCTAAAGGTGCTTTGTCTGGTAGCTGGAATGATGTATGGGGGAAAGCAGCATGATAGTAAAACAATTTAATTGCAATCATTGCGATGCAGAAGGAAAGATAACAATAAAGGGTGATGACTTTAATTTCGAAGATATCGTTCATTGCCCACTATGTGGTTCTGACATTTATGAAGAAGAAGGGTTAGACGAGGATGAATAAATATGTCTTATGTGGACATATCAAAATATCATTGTTGAAGAATTACCCGAATGTGTTGGCTTTGTTTATTTAATTACGAACAAAGCCAACAGTCGTATGTATGTGGGGAAGAAACTATCAAAGTTTTCTAAAACATCCTACAAAATGGTCACATTAAAAAATGGGACTAAGAAACGAAAGAAAATCAAATCTAAGATAGATTCTGATTGGTTAGATTATTATGGTTCCAGCGAAGAACTAAATAAAGATATACAGTCTCTGGGTAAGGAATCCTTTACTCGAGAGATTTTATTCTTTTGTAAATCAAAGGCTGAGTGTTCTTATATCGAGGCACGAGAGCAATTTGCAAGGAAAGTACTAGAGTCCGATGCATACTATAATGGACAGATATCTGTTCGAGTGCATGGATCTCATATAAAAAATAAACTATGACATATCTACTATTCGCAGTAGCATTATCCCTTTCAGCTGTTGCAGCATGGTACGCCATTGCTGGACTTTGCGCAATTTTTGCTGCAGCAGTGATACCGATTGCCATTATGGGTTCTCTGTTAGAAGCAGCAAAACTTGTAGTTGCATCATGGCTTTATAGAAACTGGAATGAAATTCCAAAACTTATGAAGTCATATTTCACAGTATCATTAGTAATTTTGATGTTGTTAACTTCTATGGGTATCTTTGGTTTCTTATCAAAAGCCCACTTAGATCAAGCAATACCAACAGGTGATGTTCAATCAAAGTTAGCTCTCATAGATGAAAAGATAAAAACCGAAAAGGAGAATATCAATGCAAGCCGTAAAGAACTTACTCAACTCGATGCTCAAGTGGATCAAACCCTCAGCAGAACAACCGAAGCCAGTGGAGCCGATCGTTCCATCTCCATCCGCAGAGGACAGCAAAAAGACAGAGCCAGAATCCTTACCGAAATCGGTGCAGCGCAAACCAAGATCGCCAAGTACAACGAAGAACGTGCCCCGATCGCCAGCGAAGTCCGTAAAGTCGAAGCCGAAGTCGGTCCAATAAAATACATTGCTGCAGTATTGTATGGTGATAATCCAGAAACAGACATATTAGAAAAAGCTGTTCGTTTCGTTACAATGCTTATCGTAGTAGTGTTTGATCCACTGGCTGTACTATTATTGATAGCAGCAAACTGGAATCTTTCACGTAGTAATAAAAAAGAAATAATTGATGCTGGAACTTTACCTGCTGAAGAACCACCAAAAGATCATATTTTAAATATAGAAGATAATATCGAGTCTGAAGATAAAGTTACACCTATTCAGACCGATACTATAACAGAAGAAGATCTTGCTGTAACAGAACAGACTCATACGAAAGATTGGGAGCCAGAGTTATTTAATACTCTCCCGAATACCTACGTGACTCCTAAAGCAAATCACTTTATGACAAGCGTAAGAGAATTTCTTAAACCGAACAGAGATACTGCTCCAGGAGTTTCAGTTAAGACTATTGAGTATGATTCTGCAGGAAGAAGGATTACTCCTACAACTGAAGAAGAACGAGCTAAAACTATAGAAAAAGAAGTGGAAGATTTGCAAGACAAAAAACCTAAATAGATCATAAGAATAACTATATGGGTTTAGCAAATGGCAGAAATCAAAGTAGAAGCAAAACCTCTTTCTCGTTCTGAGAAAGAAGCACAAATCAAAGACAAAGCGGGGATGGTAATCTGCATTTTAGCAGCATTACTAGCCATCAACACACTTGTTGGTGGATCAAACTCAAGCAAAATCCTAAACAACACAATCGAAGCCAACAACACTTGGGCATTTTATCAAGCAAAGTCTATTAAGCAGACTTTAGCAGAAATGGCATATGACGATGCAGTTCGTGCCAATGATAAGAAAAAGTCAGAAGTACTAAAAAGCAAAATTGACAGATATGAAACCGATCCAAAAACTGGAGAGGGTAAAGTTGAATTGATGGCAAAGGCTAGAGGATTAGAAGCTGAACGATCAGTAGCTAAACAGCGCAGTCCTTTCTATACTTACGCAGGCAGTTTACTACAAATAGCAATTGTTTTATTGACAGCTAGTATTCTAGCAGTTAATCAAAATATGTTTAAAGCCAGTGTTGCAGTCGGAGCACTTGGAGCCTTTATTATGTCTCAGGCAGTTTGGTTATGGATTCCATTGATGATTTAACATAATCAGGAGAATGTTGTGGATCCGATTACTATTGGGTTGGCTTTTACTGCAGCCCAATCAGCAGTTGGTTACATCAAGCAAGCCATTGCATTGGGTAAGGACATAAACAGTCTATCAGGACAGTTTAGTAAGTTCTTCGAATCTTCAGATGCTATACATCGTGAACGAGCAAAGGTAAAAGCAAAGGCTAGTCGACTCGGCAAGACTGATGCTGAGTTGGGTCATGAAGCCTTGCAAATCGCTATGCATAGCGATGCTCTACGTCAAGCAGAGCGTGATCTTAAAGATATGATTCTTTGGCAATTGGGTAAGCCTGAACTGTGGGAACACATGATCAAGGAACGTACTAGATTGTTCAAGGAACGTGCAGAAGCAGAGCGTGAAGAAGCTGAGCGTGTATTAGCCCACAAAAAGAAAATGGCTGATATGTTTATTTTTGGCATGTATTTTCTAGCGGTATCTGCTATTGTATTTGCATTTATTATGGGTGGTGTTGGTATTTATGCTCAAGCAGAAGAAAAAAGAATTTATGAACAAAAGCTGGCACAAAGAAATCTAGTTCTGCGCCAGCAACAAAAAGAACGTGAAGCACGTGAAAAGAAAGAACGTGAAGATTATGCTAAAAATTAAAGGATATGAAGTATGCACTTCAACATAATTATTACAACGAACGATTTAATATTCCTTTTATCTACGATACCCTTATTGATGGTTTTTACTGTAATGTTTAAAGACTGGCTTAAAGATCGGAAATAGAGTAAGATGTATGAATGGATCTTAGCGTTAGCACTTGCGCAAGAACCTGTTAAAAAATGGCCAGAATGGGAATGTGTGCGATGGACATGGACTGGTGATGTTTATGAACGTCGTGTAGTTTGTTTAGAGTGGAGAAGGAGGAAATAGATGGATCCTCTAACACTCTTTGCACTGGCCAATGGAGCAGTTTCTGCGATCAAGGCTGGGTGTAAATTATACAAAGATATCAAAGGTGCAGCTGGAGATATAAAGGATGTGCTCAAAGATCTGGATGAGCAGTTTCATGGTAACTATGCAGCAAAGGGAAAGAAACCACCACCCGAAGCAATTAAACAGTTTAATGAAGAAAAATCTAGAATAAAAGATTTAAACAAGAAAGACACTGGTGACATTTATTTTGAACTTGGTCAACATCTTGGTGCTTTCTTTGACAACCAAGCAAAGTGTATAGCAGTATTTGAGGCAGAAGAAAAACGATCATATGATTTATATACAGGTGATGATTCTCTAGGAAATCGTGCTCTTCAAAGAGTTTTGATGAAAAAGAAACTTGAGCAGATGGAAGTTGAGTTGCGTGAGATAATGATTTATCAAAGCCCACCTGAATTGGGTGCATTATGGACTGAGGTGTTACAACAATCTAAGGTATTAAATGCAAGACAGTCTGCGGCACTCAAGCGTCATATTCAGATGCAAATGCAGCATGATAGAGAACATGCAGAATTGATGAGAAAGATAAAAACATTTTTTAAATGGTTTGCTATTTTTATGGGTGTGATTTTTCTTACAATGTCTGTAATGTGGTTTGTGGTACAAGACAGGATACAAAAGTATCCACAGTTGGGGACTGATTGGGTTCCTAAAACTGATCAACAAAGAAGACAAGAAGCCATGCCCAAACAATATATTGGACGCTAAATATGAAGACAATAGGATTATTACTGTTTGCTTTTTCACTGAATGTATATGCAAACCCATTTACATACAACTATCAAGTAACCTGTGGTCCAATGGTGCCAATAATAAAATTTCTTTCTGAAAATCAACAAGAAAAATTAACATGGACAGGTTTAGATATAGCAGATGGTTCAGTATATTCTTTGTGGGAAGATAAAGATGGTAACTGGACGCTACTAAAAAAGAGTAAAGAAATTGCTTGCATTATAGGTTCTGGCACAAAGCCAAAGATTATATAAAGGGATATGAATGAAGTACTTACTATCGTTATTCTTAGTAATAACAACTTTAACTGCAAATGCTTGGACTCAACGTCCACCAGAGCCAGTTGCTAACTGTGCCACTCATAGTCCTTATGGCTGGCCAGTTGCTAATCCTGCTGTTCAGCCAATCTGTCGTCAGGCATATCTCGTTGGCTATGATGCACCAGCAAAACTTCCACGCTACGTAACTTATACACTACTACCTCAAAATGCTTTGGGGTGTGTAGCACGCACTAATGCATTCACATCAGATCAATCTATTCAAAATGGTCCAAGACCAGATGACTACGCTGGTACAGGTTACGACAAAGGACACATGAGTCCTGATGGTGACTTGTCTTGGGATCAGCAGGTGGAATATGAATCATTCCTTATGACTAATATGTCTCCACAGGCAGGTTCTCTTAATCGTGGTATCTGGAAATTATTAGAAACTGCAGTTCGTGGTTGGACTGTTCAACGCAATCAGTCGTATACAATATTCGTTGGAGGTATCTACAATGAACAAAACAAGAAAATCGGCAGTGGTGTTATTGTTCCGCATAGTTTTTACAAAATTGTTATCAATAATCAAACAGGTGAAGTTGCTGGTTGGCAATTCCCGCATGTAGCACCTTATCCTAATTTGGGTAATGATCTAACTGCTTTCCGTAAGCCAGTTGCACAAATTCAATCAGAAGCAAATGTTGCTTATTCATTCCCAGCTGGTGCAAAAGAACTAGCACCTGGAACTGAATGGCCAGTTAGTTATGGTGATTTAACTAAAGCAAAACGTGCCAAATGTGGTGGGAGTGGAGATTAAATGGCTTACTCAGACAAAGTTATTGATCATTATGAAAATCCACGTAACGTGGGTTCTCTAGACAAAAACGATCCAACAGTTGGTACTGGTATGGTTGGTGCACCAGCATGTGGTGATGTGATGAAATTACAAATACAGGTAGATGAAGATGGTATTATTAGAGATGCTAAGTTCAAGACATATGGCTGTGGTTCAGCAATCGCCAGTTCGTCGCTGGTTACAGAGTGGGTTAAGGGTATGCATATTGATGATGCTGTTAACTTACGCAACTCTCAGATTGCCGAAGAACTAGCATTACCTCCAGTTAAGATTCACTGCTCTATACTTGCGGAAGATGCAATCAAAGCAGCAGTAAACGACTATAAAGAAAAACATGATCTCGTTAACTGAAAAAGCATACGAGAAAGTTAAATCCCAACTTCAGAAACGTGGTAAGGGTATTGGCATTCGACTCGGTGTAAGGACTACTGGTTGCAGTGGTCTAGCATATACCATGGAATATGTTGACAAGTATGAGGCTGAAGTTGGTGTGACTAACTACGCTCAAAAAGATTTTGCAGTTCTTGTAGATATAAAGAGTGATGCTTATCTAAATGGATTAACCATGGATTGGGTACGTAATGGGCTCAATGAAGGATTTGATTTTAGTAATCCAAACGAAAGAGACCGCTGTGGTTGCGGAGAAAGTTTCAGAATATGATAACAATAACAGAGTCAGCAAAGACAAAAATTCTAGATCTTTTCGCAGAGGAAGGTAATCCTGACTTATGTTTAAGAACATTCGTACAAGGTGGTGGCTGCAGCGGAATGAGTTATGGATTTACATTCGATGAGGTAATGAACGAAGATGATTTTGAAATACCTCTTGAGAAAACTAAAATACTAATAGACTCAATGAGCATGCAATATCTAACAGGAGCAACTGTGGATTACAAAGAAGATATACAAGGCTCACAATTTGTCATAACCAATCCAAATGCTCAATCAACCTGCGGATGTGGAAGTTCGTTTAGCGTATGAAAAAACTTATACTACTATCACTGGTTCTGTGTTTAAATGGTTGCTCTGTTATTGCGCTATGGCCAAAACCACACGATCCAGTTATGTTTGATAATCTAGTTTCTACAAAGATTGCAGTTGAGAAGTTAAATTGTGACGACAAGAACTGGACAGATGCTGAAACTAAACTTCAACATCTTAAGGTTTATACTGAGTTGAGAAAAGATCCTCAGGCTATATCAATTGCTCAGCTACAAGAAGCAATTAGTAAAGCCAAAGCATCTGATAAAAAATTGTTCTGTGAATCAATCCTTAAAATTAATAAAACAAGAATAGACGTCATAGTTGACGCATGGAGAGGAAGATAAAATGGAATTAGACCAAATCAAAGAAAAGATGAGTGCTGGCGAAGCCAAGGGCGCACTGATCGAAAAGGTAACATTTGCTGTGCTACCCATCATGTTTACCTGTGTGGTATACTTGATGAATGCGCTGAGTAATGTTAATCATCAACTCACCATTCTCGAAAGCAAGATGCAGTTGGTTGTGACATCAGACAACAAACAAGCACCAAACATGGGTGCTGAACTGGCTCGTGAAAAACTACGCCAAGACTTTATGCAGGCTAACACAGAAGCACTATCCCGAAGCAGCTCCAACAAAGCTGTGCTGGACACTTTAGTATGGCGTGTGCAAGAGTTGGAAAAGCACAAAGAGAAACAATCCAACAATAGTGGGAAGAAGTAATGTTGGAACAACTAAGAGAAGTAGCTGGTCTTGGTGGTCCAGCTGCAGTGTTAGCAAACGAACTTTTAGTTCTACGTGAACAATATGAATCACAACAACTAACACTGGAAGAGTTTCAGTTCTTAGTTCAACAAGTTGCAGAAGTAAAAGCAGCCCAAGAATTATCAACTGATGAACAAGCACTTCGTTACATTGTTTCTGCTGCTACTGCGATATCTATGGTGGTATGAAATACCGCACGATATTTATAAGTGATGTTCACTTAGGTACTCGTGATTGTCAAGCAGGTAAGTTAAATAATTTTCTTAAACACAATACATGCGACACACTGTATTTGGTTGGAGATATTATTGATGCATGGAAGATACAGCAGAACAAGTGGCGTTGGAAACAATCTCATACTAACGTAGTTCGTAGAATCCTTGGCCATGCCAAACGTGGCACAAGGGTTATATACGTTGCAGGCAACCATGATGAGTTTTTAAGACCAATGATACCATATGGTTTCAGTTTTGGTCTAGTAGAAATACATAATCAAATAGAACATATCGGTGCTGATGGTAAGCATTACTTAGTTACACATGGTGATCTGTTCGATGGCATAACACGATTAGCACCTTGGATATCATTTTTAGGAGATAAATCATATGACTTCGTTCTTTCGCTCAATAGCAAGTTCAATTGGATACGTCATCGTATGGGTTTTGGGTACTTTAGCCTTAGCAAGTTCCTTAAACACAAAGTAAAAAAAGCTGTGGACTTTATGTTCCAGTTTGAAAAGAATCTAGCTGGATACTGTAAAAAACGTGGCTTTGATGGAGTTATCTGCGGTCATATACACCACGCTGAAATCAAAGAGATCGATGGTGTGATATATATGAATGATGGGGATTGGGTTGAGTCATGTACTGCTTTAGTTGAGCATTACGATGGCAAGTGGGAAATTATTACATGGACCAAGGAAAAAGATGATGTTACAGGATAAAATTACCATAGTAGTTCCATGTAAGAATGAAGAGAACTACATTGCGCATTTGTTAATGCACTTGAGTCAACAACAAATAGGCAATACAAGAATTATTATTGCAGACTGCTCCACTGACAATACACGAGAAGTCATTCAAAAAATGAAGGGTGATCTTAATGTTGAGGTCATCGATGGTGGTCCAGTTTCCTTTGCCAAGAACAGTGGCGCTAAACTAGCAACAACACCATACTTGCTGTTTATAGATAGTGATGTAAGATTTTTTGAAGATACAGTTATAACTGATTGTGTTAACATAATCGAAGAATGTCAATTAGATTTAGTTGGGTTGTATGTAAAATGTTATGATCGAGATAAAAGAGCACACATAGGCTTCATGATGTTTAATTTTGTAAACAGATTAATGCAGTATAAAGTACCTTTCGCAGTTGGTGCGTTTATGCTAACTCGTCGCGATAAATTTGAACAGCTTGGTGGGTTCTCTGAGAAGTATGGAACCAGTGAAGACTTCTTCTTATCTAAACAGTACGATGTTAACAAATTTAAATTAGTGGACCATTTCTTCGGGCAGGACAGCAGAAGGTTTCAGATTATGGGGTACTTTGGTATGGCATGGTATCTGATTAAAAATTTCTGGAACAGAAACAACGAAAACTATTGGAATAAAGTAGACTATTCGAAATATTGGAAATAAATGAAAACCCTTGCTTTGTTTATGCGACATCCAGAATGTTCTACGGATTGCGCATATGCAATGGTGCATGCATTATCCTCTGAGTACCAAATTCGTATATTCGAAGAGAAGGAGTTGGATGATGATAATTTCTTTGAGCATCTTGATGTTATTGCTTTTCCTGGTGGTATCGGGAATAGTGACTCTTATCCTAATTTCTTCACTCGAACAAGAGCGAATCGAATCGCCAGATTCTTGGAATGTGGTGGTCACTATCTTGGCATTTGCATGGGTGCTTATTGGGCTGGAAGCCGTTATTTCGATATACTTGATGATGTCAACCCTGTTCAATATATAAAGCAACTAAATGCAGATGTAAAAAGAAGCTACGGAACAGTAGCTTCAGTCACATGGAAAGACCAAAAAGAAGAAATGTACTTCTATGATGGTTGTGCACTAATTGGCGATGAAACTAAATTTAAAACTATTGCAAGATATAGCAATGGTGATCCGATGGCAATCATCCAAGGTAGAATCGGTATCATTGGTTGCCATCCAGAAGCACCACTTTATTGGTACGAGAAACCTTGGTATTACATAAATAAACACTACCATGGTGGAAAACATCATGAACTATTGCTAGACTTTGTGAACGAACTTACAGAGAAATAGTTATTAGAAAATAACCCTACTGTCTGTAAGGTTTTAAACCCCTGTAAGTTGTTGATACCACAGGGGTTTTTTGTCCTCCAAAAATGTATTGACTTTTATTTGACTTTAGAGCATAATAACTGTGTTAGGGTTGATTAAGGAAAAGGAATTGTGATGACTATAAATGAATTGAATGTTGAATTGAATGATCTTGCAGAGCAAGAAAGAAACGCTGTTGCTGAGGCTGATTATGAATCATACATGGATCGAATGATGGCTGAACACAACATGCGACAGTTTGAAGCATCATCTTATGATGAAGATGCAGTATCATATGGAGAAATGTAATGAGTGACTTGCAATTAGAAATTGTTGATCTTTATGAAGAAGGGATGAAACCCATCTCAATCGCTGGGTTGTTAAAGATCCCATTGGAAATGGTGTACGACGCCATTCAGGCATTTGAAGAAGGGTTCGATGTTGACGAATCCATGGATGGTGACCATGAATCTGCATTGGCATCAGCAGGGTTTGGAACAGATGAAGATTATGGATATTATGGAGATAATGAGTGAATAAATTTGCAATGATGAAACAAAAGAATGCAATCGACAGTGAGATTCTGTTGATTACGCAAGAAGAATGTGCTGAGGTAACTCAGGCTATCAGTAAGGTATTTCGATTCGGTATGGATGATGAACACAATGGGCAAACCAACCGAGAACATCTTGAAGAAGAAATCGGTGACCTCATGTGTATGATTGATCTACTGATCGAAAATGGAATTGTTAGCGAGTCTGCAGTAATGACTGCAAAGAATGAGAAGTTGAATAAACTGATGACATGGTCTAGTATTTTTAAGGAAACTGTATGAACGAAGTTACAATCCATGGCGTAAGTAAGCGTCAGAAGCGTATGTTGAACATCATGTGGAATCTTGACTCGGAGGAAGATTACTTTGAGTGGTACAATTCTCTAGATGAGAATCTACAGAAAGAAGCTGAGTTGTTGCAACGTCTGATCATCATGGCAGAACTGGACAACGAAGTACTTAATACATCTGGTGCCAAGGAACTATTAAAGAAATTTGCTTTGTAAGAGGATATCGTGTATAATAAACCATTGAAACCTAGAAATCTTGTAGCAAAAGATTTGCGTACTCCGAAATACCGCATGCGTGTAGTAGAGAGTAAGGTTCAGTACATTCGACAACCAAAGCACAGAAAGGCAGACCATGGACTTGGAGTATGAGATTCATCGAGAAGGTTTAACACGAACAGTTAAAATTAAGAGTCATGCATATGATTTGATTGAGTTTACTATTCGTCAGAAACTTATTACCGAAACAGGGAAAGAATTATGCAATAGTGGTCATACATCTTTCTTTGAGACTAAAGAATTCGTTGAATTCTTTGGACCAATTATTAATGAAATGAAAGTGAGATTAGACAATGGCATTCCAAACAGTATTCAAGAATGAAAAAGAGTTTGAAGAATTTAAAACATGGACAATTGGAGTTCTCCACGATGAACACATCAAAGATCTGTGCGTTACTTTTACCAAAAAAGATGGTACCGAAAGAGCAATGCGTTGCACCCTTGTCGAAGGAAACATTCCAGCAGACAAGAAACCAACATCCGAAGCCAGCACTGCAGGTCGCAAGACTAATGGATCCGCAATGGCAGTCTTCGATACAGAAAAGTCTGAGTGGAGATCTTTCCGCTGGGATTCAGTAACTAAAGTGGAGTTTACATTATGAAATCTAGTATTTTTGTTTGGCTTGGTGTCATTCTCGTTCTTATTGTTCTTGCACCACTTGCAACAATCTGGTCACTGAACACATTGTTCCCGATTCTCAACATTCCAATGGGATTCGATACGTGGCTTGCATCCCTAATCCTAGCTGGAGTAGTGGGTGGAACAACTGGGGTTTCGTTTAAGAAATAACCCTACACTGTTGAGGGTTATTGTTTGACACTAATCGTGCTTTGAGGTATAATAAATACTTATTATGGAGGTTCCAAACCTATGAATGCAAATGCCGCAAAACGAAGAGCGAAGAACAATGCGATCCTCAACAAGATCGTTGATGAGCCAGTGCTCACAGAAGAAAATTATAATTCAGATCTTAACCATGCACTTGGCTGGTACAATATAAACTTTGACGAGAAGAAACGTCGTAAGAGTGCACTTGAATACTTTGCCAAGGCTGGACAAAAAGCTGAAGTCATTGCAATCAATCGTGCCACTGATTTTGAAGTCAGATCTCTTGGAGTAGTCTGTCGTCTTGCATCACGTGATCAACCACTTAGCGAAAAGCACCAGAATTTTATTTCTGACACAGCATCAGAATTGGTTCGTAAGTACAAACTAATCAAAGAAGTTAAAAAAGCAGAAGTTGTTTCAACTCCAGTCGTTTCTATACAAGAACGAATGGAAGAATTAGCACGTAAACATGCAGCAGAATTCGATGGAGCAATAGATGACTTTATCACAACGAAGACAACGCAGTTCTCGGCAAAGAATTATCTACTTTCAAATGAAGTATCAGCACCAGTTGCAAAACGAATTGGAGAATTTTATGTACCACAACTCCAAGAAATCGAAGACGCAATTGCAGGAAACGACGATCAACTTGTCGAAGGATATTCATTCTTAACGAAAAAAGAATTGAAGAAGTATGCTGAGTTTTTGCGTGGCATTGTAGCTGACTGCCAACAACAGGTTCAGACTGCTAAAGCAAACAGGTCTCCACGTAAACGCAAAGCACCACCACCATCTAAGGTTGTGGCACGTATGAAATTCATGCGTGAGTTTGTTGAACTAAAACTCAAGTCTTGCAAGCCAGAAGATATACTTGCCTCAAATGAACTTTGGGTGTATAATACTAAGTATCGTAAGGTTACTGTATACAAAGCAGAGGGTGGAACACTTTCTGTTAAAGGAACTACGATCCTTGGCTTTGATGTCAAGAATTCCAAGACACTTATGTTACGTAAGCCAGAAGAATTCTTTAAAGGACTTGCGATGGGCAAGCGTGCATTGAATGGTGCAATGAAAACAATAACAACAAAACCGACTGTACCAAATGGTCGCATCAATGAAGAGTGTATTCTTCTCGGAGCATTTTAATGGATTTTACATATATTGATGAAGGCATCAATGCTGTCGTCATCGATAATTTCTTTAATGAAAATCAACTTAAAGAAATTATGACTGAGTTAAAATGGTTGACTAAAGAAAGTGTATTAGTTGGAGAGAAACAACTCGATACTGCAGAGAATGAGTATGGTGCATTGGCTTCCAAAAGTGGAGTGTTTTTAGAATCTGTTTTCAATAACTGGAGACACTCAGCATTAATTTCTTCATCAGTACATCAGATGAATTCAAAAGAATTTCATAATGGATTGATGTCTCACAATGAATTATATAAAACTTTATTTTATTGTAATCATCGATCTCATCTTCTTTCTTACTACCAGAATGCAGATTACTATGGTGCGCATTGTGATGCGTCATTCTATACAATGTTAAGTTACTTTCATACCGAACCTAAGAAGTTTAAGGGTGGCGAAATAATTTTGAGTTCTTATACTCAAGAAAAGAAAGCCACTATTGAAATTAAACCAAATAGGATTGTATTGATTACATCCAACACATGGCACGAAGTAGCAAAATTAGAGTCTGATGCCAACATGCCAAAGTATAGTGGTGATGGAAGATATTGTAATGCTATATTCTTGACTAGAATTGATGATAAACAATGGGTACAAGATCCAAATGGTGGTGGTAAATATATTGATAACCCAGAAGTTGGTAAATATTCTGCAGATAAAGTGAGAAAGAAATGATATTAATTGATTATTCGCAGGTTGCCCTCAGTGCTATCTTAACCTTCCAGCGAGAGTTGAAGGGTACAGAAAGCGAGATTAAGAATTTGATTCGCCATGTAACACTATCCACAATCAAATCATACAAGAAAAAGTATGGTAAAGAATATGGAGAAGTCATTGTATGTTGTGATGGTCGTAAGTACTGGCGCAGGGAATTCTTTCAATACTATAAAGATGGTAGAAAGAAAACACGTGAAGCATCTGACTTAGATTGGCACTTGATCTTTGATACACTTAATGAGATGCGTCAGGATATCGCACAGCACTTTCCGTATCGTGTAATGCATCTAGATCGGTGCGAAGCAGATGACATCATTGCAGTACTCACAGAGTGGGCTCAAAACAATCAACTAGTACAAGAAGGATTGGTTGAGGATCCACAAAAGATTCTTATCCTTTCTTCTGACAAAGACTTCAAACAGTTGCAGTTATATCCTACTGTGAAGCAATGGTCACCGATGCAAAAGAAATACATTACTGCATCTCAGAGAGAAATCATCGAGTATAAAATCGAACACATTGTTAAAGGTGATGCTGGTGATGGTGTTCCAAATATCCTAAGCAAAGACGATGTATTCTCTTCTGGCGATAGACAAAAACCAGTCAGTGCAAAACGACTACAAGAATTCTTTGATAATGGATTTATTGCATGTAAGAATGACGAAGAACGTCGTAACTGGCATAGGAATTCTACTCTGGTTGACTTCAAATTTATTCCAGAGCAGATTAAATCTGACATTATCGCAGAGTACCTAAGTAATAAACCTACTGGTGACAAAATGTCGATCATGAACTACCTCATGGAACATCGTTGCCGATTTTTGTTAGATGAGATTGAGGACTTTTAAATGAGAAAATATATTGTACAGATCCTTCAGGAAATCCAAGATAATCCTAAGGTAATTGAAACCTATAAAGATGATGTTCCATTAAGGATTCTTTTCGAGTACGCATTCCTTTCAGAAAAGAAAATGATTCTTCCTGAAGGTGAACCACCATACAAACCTGCCGATGAACCATTGGGTATGACACCAACCAATTTGTTCAGTGAGATGAAGAAACTTTATATTTTCTGCCGTGCAGATCTTACACCACTAAAGCGTGAGAGTTTATTCATTTCTTTCATCGAAGGATTGAAGAAAGAAGAAGCCAGTATTATCATTGCAGCCAAAGACCAGACTTTACATAAATTGTATCCTAAAATTACTAGGAAATTAGTCAGTGACGCTGGATTTATTCCTCCACTCCCTAAGAAAGTCAAAGAAAGTGCAACATCTTAAACCCGAGGATAGAGATTTTCTATTGTTTTTGATGTCATTAAAGGATGACGAATTTACGATGTTATTAAATAGTATGTCTGCCGATGATTGTATGAGAGTCGCTGTCATGATTCAAGAAGCAAAAGATGAATTCTATGATGACGTAATGGAAGCAGAAGGTATGCCTGATGCATTTGAGTTAATGAGAAAGATCAAGGCTAACATAGCCGATAACTGAGAGGAAAATATATTATGCCTAATTGGTGTTACAATACTGTGACTCTGTCACATGAAGATAAAACTAAAATTGATGCCTTCGAAGAAGAACTTCAAAAAGAAAAATCTGAGCCACTGAATCATCTGCGTCCAAATCCAGATGGCGCATGGGACTATGGTTGGTCAGTTGAAAACTGGGGTACAAAGTGGGATGTTTCCATGCAAGATTGGGAACGAGAAGATGATAATACTATCGTAATGCATTTTGATTCTGCATGGGCTCCTCCAACCACACTTTACGAATTTCTTTTCGGAGAAGGATGGGATGTTCGTGCATTATATCATGAACCTGGAATGGGGTTCATTGGTAAGTATGAAGATGGATGTGATGAATACTATGACTATGATATTAGCGATCGTGATTCAATTGAAGATCTGCCAGAAGATCTAATTGATTTTGGTGGCTTAATGGATGAAGTTGAGCGTTACGAAGAAGAACAAGAAGAAGAACGTCTTTCTGAATTAGAACGTACTGATTGGTTCAATGCATCAGTAAATCCTGTTCATATTGGTCGCTACGAAGTTCAAACTGATGCTTGGCCATATCCACAATATTGTAATTGGGATGGTAAAACATGGAGTCGCTGGGATGGTGATGATGTAGTAGTTACTCTATGGCGTGGATGGGTTGGCGAAGAATGGGATGCTGCAAAGGCATTGGATGATATTCTATTCGAACAAGCAGAAACTAAATGATATTCAATTTTAAAAAGAGTACGATAACTGTTGATTGTTTCACACACAGTAGAGCAGCATATGAGTTGTATACAATTCGTAAGGCTGTTCGATACTATCCAGAAACAATTAAAAAGATGGAACCATCTATCCCAATTATTGATAGAGAAAGTGGCATCACAATACAAACACCAACACTAAAGAAGTGCACTGGACTAAATGGTTTGTATACTAAAGGTGCTATAATTCCACTGTGGATGGATTTTATTTGTGAACCAAAAACACATGGACAAGATAAGTCTAGATTGGGACTAACTGATCAGAATAAAGTTCATAGTCTTCAAACTCATAGTCATGATCAGTTTCCAGGAATGTTTAATGACTACTATCATATGAAATTCGGTGGAGTTTGGAACATCGTAGAAAATACTGGAATCAAATTTATATGGACTCCTGCTATCTGGAACTTAGAAGAACATGATCTAAACGATAAGATTATCATTCCATATGGACTAACATATTATGATGAACAACCACAAACTAATCTTAATATTTTTGTCAAAAAGGATGCGCCAAACTTTATCTTGAAGGCAGGTACTCCAATGATTCATATCATTCCTTTGACCGAAAGGGAAGTAGAATATAAATGTCATCTTGTAGATTTCGAGACATGGGTTACTAAAAATAAAATCCCACCAGATTTACCAATGGTTTATGAAGGTACTCGTAATGCAAGATATAGAAAAGAAAAAGCATTTCAAGATAATATCGAGAAAGAAGAAAAGAAAGCCAAGTGTCCATTCGGGTTCGGAAGATGAAACAAAAATGGATTGATGCATTTATGGACACAGCTGATCGATTTGCTCAGCTGTCGAGTTCAAGACGTTTGCATGTTGGTGCGGTAGTCGTAAAAGATAATCGTATCATATCAATTGGTTATAATGGAACACCTGCTGGTTGGGATAACAACTGTGAAAATGAATTTGGATTAGATTTTAATGGTAATCCAACTTTGGTAACGAAAGATGAGGTAATACATGCTGAAGCAAATGCGATCTCTAAGTTGGCAAGATCGAACGACTCTGGGCTTGGTGGTGCTATGTTTATTACTCATGCTCCTTGTGTGGATTGTGCCAAGTTAATTTATGGAGCAGGTATAAATACAGTGTATTATCGAAATTCATATCGAGATACAAGTGGATTAGATTTTTTAATTAAATGTAATATAGGAGTTGAACAAGTATGAAATTTTATGAGAAAGCACTACGTAGTTTGGGTAAGGTTGTCACATGGCGTATTCTAGTGACCATCACTAACTTTATCGGTGGTTACATAGCATCTGGATCTTGGATGGTTGGTCTTGGTGTTGTTTCGTTTGCGCTAGTGGTGAACAGTATCCTATACTTCTTCCACGAACGTGCATGGAACAAAATTGATGCGGGTAAGGAAATTAAAGAAGATGGAACCAATTCTTAAAGGATGGGTGTGGAACATTCCATTTTATCCATGTTCGCTTAATGGATGTAGAACTGTAAAAAGTATTTTCTGGTATGATTCTTCAAATGATTTAGAGTTTACCAAACATACTACAGAGTATCAGATTGTAGTTCCTGAGTCAGAGATAATTATATCTCCTGTTGATCTTTTATATGTTCGTAAAAATTTAGATAGAATATCAAGAGAAAATATACAGATAATCACTCCAATAAATGGTAAGTGGGTTGTTTGTGATATTCCATGGCAGGAATCTAGTAAATCGTTTTTGTCTTTAGGTTAAAGCATGATTCATAATTTTTTAATACATCGTCTCAAAGATGTAATTGATCTACCGAAATTTCAAAAATTCAAAGCAGATAACTTCGATGAAATCTTTCCATACTACATGGAGTTGGAGTTAGAAAATTGGTATAACAAAGACAATAATTTTATAAATGGAAACATGAGTGGTTTTCAGGATAGAACTAGAACACTACCACACTATCTTAAGATGACTGGTTGGGAACCACTCCCAGAAAAAGATAGCAGTTTTGATAAAACATTTAAGCAGATAACTCTAGAAACAGCCAAGTCAATTGTTGATCGTGCCAATGGCCAGCAGATTGCTATTTCTTGGAGTGGTGGGCTTGATAGTACTACAGTATTGTTTGCACTAATGCAGTATGCTGATCCAAAACAATTACACGTTTTCTGTAACTGGTACTCTATCATTGAATCTGGATCTTTGTTTGATCGTTTCATTCGTGGTAGAGGAATTCGATATTCTTTAAATACATCAGTCACTAATCCAGAATTTGCAGAAGGATTAATTGTTACTGGTTATCTTGGTGACCAATTGTTTGGTAAACTTCAAACATTAGATTACGATCAGTGGAAACTGAATTGGAGAATTGGTATGACAAACAAACAAGTAGAGTGTATGGAAAGTATGTTAGAGAACTACCCCAGTGCTCATCGTGTTCATAACAAGAAACATTTTTCTAGATTCATCGAGTTGAATTGTAAGTGGCAGATGGGTAAGACCAATCGTATGCGTAACATGCCAAAGGAAATTGCTTCTCGTATGATTAACTTTTATGAGACTGTGGACTATCAGAAATGGTCACTTGGTTCATATGAGGAATGGCACATAGATTCGAATCCACTGACATACAAATTACCACTAAGAAAGTTTCTAAGAGAGATGATGGAGACTGATTACTACACTGCAAACAAAGTTGTCCAGACTTCTCACTATCATATTTTAGATCATAATTGGGTCATGCTTTTAGAGGATGGTACTAACTTACATGTAAAGGATTTTAAATGATAGAGAAGATTAAACAATTTTTTTTAGAGTTGAATGAACTTAGAAAAATATATGATTGTCCAACAAATACTGGATTAAATTGATATAAATAAAGACAGAATCCCAGCGTGATGATACCCAGCGATTAGTCTAAAACACTAAACAAATTATAGAGGAAAAATATGAAGAAGATTTTAGTTACATTATTGCTGGCAGTTTCTGCATCTGCCTTTGCTCAGTGGCAACCAACAAAACCTATTGAAGCGATTATGGCATGGACTCCAGGAAGTGTCAATGAAATGTCATTCCGTATCTTAGCTAAACAGGTTGAGCAAAATACTGGTGCAAAATTTATTATTATGAATCGTGCTGGAGCAGGTGGTGTGATTGGTACAGAAGAGTTGAGTAAGAAACCAGCTGATGGATATTCAGTTACCAACGTATCAGTTCCAGGTATTGCAGCAATGGACAAAGTTCAAGTCCAAGGTAATGGTCGTAGTTATACTACTGACAGTTTTGTTTACCCAACACACATTGCATCTAGTCCATTCGTGATTGCGTCACATCCAAATGATCCAGCCAAAACTCCGAAACAATTTTTAGATTCTTTAAAGAATGATAAGGTTTCCATTGCTGCGTCTGGTGGTGCACGTTTAGTCTATGAAGGTATCTCTGCTCGTGTTAAATTTCCAGAAGGTAAAGATGGAGTAGTTCGAGTTGACCACAAAGGTCCAGTCGATGCACTGGTAGATGTTGCTAGTGGTAATGTTCGTTATGCGATTGTTCCATCTCTAGTTGCAAATGCTCTTTACAAAGATGGGCGCATTAACATTATTGCTCTAAGTGCTCCACCTCCAATGCGTCAATTCCCAGGAATTCCATTGTTGGATACTGCTTTACCAAATTTCAACATCACAGGTATGTGGGCTCTTATGCTTCCAGCTGGAACTCCAAACGATGTAGTTGAATGGTATACCAGAGAGTTCACAAAGGCTATGAAGTCGGATGAAGCAAAGGCTATCTTCTATGATAATCTACTCTTAGAAAGAACAGACTTACAGAATCCTAAATCAATGGGAGAGTGGGTGAAGTCTCGTGAAAAACAGTGGCAACCTCTGGTTGATACAGTTTTAATCAAAAATAATCAAAAATAATCAAACTCTAACTTAAAAAAGTTATAAATAGAATCGTGTGATGTGCCAATTTTTGGATCACCGTTAACTTGTAAACAACTTAAAGGAATTACAAAAATGACAGCTACTACAGTTAAACCAGCAAAAGAATTTTTAGACGATCTATGGGAATCTTTCATGCCCTTACATAAAGTTGCCGAGATCCAAACTCGTCAGTTCTTTGCAGAAAAAGGTAAAGATAAAGAAGCCCTAGAAAACTTCTTCCATATTCGTCTCTCTAACGAGCGCATGAACATGATTGAACTTTCTAAGAAAGTTTCTGAACTACCAGCCCTAACAGATCCAGAAGAGTGCCGTTTGCTTTCTAAGCAAGCATGGGACGAAGCTGAGCACTTCCGTATTGTATACGAAGTTCTTGAGCATCTAACTGGTGAAAAGCCAAACCTAGAAAAAATCTGGGAAACTTATGGTAAAGTTGATGTCCGTATGGGCGCATCTTTGATCCAGAAGTATGAGGCTCATGGTAATCCAATCATGATGCACTTGTATCAGTACATGGCTGAAGGTCGTGCCTCTCACGTTTGGAACACAATGGCACAATGTGCTGGCGATGAGTTCATTCAGAAGCGTTATGATCGTGTTGCTCGTGACGAAAAGTTCCATAGCAATATCGGTCGTTTGATGCTTGAGAAAATTGTTACTACTCCAGAAGCACAAGCCGAATGTTTGTCTTTGGTTAAAGAAATGGTTTGGGATCTATTTGAGTGTTCATGCACTTCATTGGGTGATTTCAAGACTGCTTCTCCAGAAGTTCAACAAATCATGGTAGAAGGATATGGTCAACCACATCGTGATCTATGTGTTGAGTTCAATGGTAAGGAAGCACTCGCTGCTTAATTAACCTTTCTTTGTTATGAGAATTTTGATCTCAATGAGGGATTTTCGGATCCCTCCTAATAATTTTTTATTCGATTGCCTAGAAAGAAGCTGGTATTCTTTCCTAGGCAATCATCATTTAATCCCCCATGCAAATACAAGAACAGTTGATGAAACTATCGACTTTGATTGTTTAGTGTTGTCTGGTGGATCTGATAGTGTAGCAAGAAATGTTACAGAGAATCTTTTATTTCTCCATGCAATCAAACGCAAGAAACCTATCCTTGGTATATGCCATGGAGCATTTGTTGTCAATGAGTTGAGTGGTGGAAAGAATCAGATTGATTGGAACATTGTACCAACGCATGAGAACAGTGAACATGAAGTAACAATGGATGGCAAGAAAGTTCTTGTCAATAGTTATCATGGACAGACCATCACACAACTTGGTCCACAAATGATTCCACTTGCCATGCATGAACCAGACAAAACAATCGAAGCATTCAAACATCAAGCACTGCCAATTTATGGCATTGTGTGGCATCCAGAGAGAATGGACGTGCCAGTCCTACCAGAAGAAGTTGCAATTCTTTTAAAATAATTGTTGACTTTCATCAAATAGTACTGTATAATAGGTGCTGTAGTGATGAAAAACTCCTATATAAATGATAACCCTACGAAATGTAAGGTTGTTAAAAGTAAGTTTGACTTTAATCCGAAAGAAGAATATAATTCTACCATGAACTCGAAAATGATATCCTCGTTAAGCAGAAAGCATCTACCGCTAGTTAATAGTGGTTGGACATGCTCACGCCCACAGTATACATTTGCGATTGAGTTGGACAGTGGGGTTTTTGGAAAGTAAAGTAAACAGACAAAGTTTATTTCCCAAAACCCTCTACCTGAAAAGTTAGAGGGTTTTTTGTTTTAGGGGTTGACGATAGTGTCAACATGAGATAAGATCTCGCCCTGTTCTTTAAAAATTTGCGTACCAAATGTTCCCGAGTGGTGTAGTGGTAGCACAGCAGACTTTGACTCTGCTAGTATAAGTTCGATTCTTATTTCGGGTGCCAAACAAAAACACATTGATCATCTAATTGGTCAGGATGGTGTTCGTAAGGCATTAAATGTAGGTTCGAATCCTACTCAATGTGTTTTTGTTTGGTAAGTTTTTGGGGGTATAACTTAGTGGTAAAGTAGTAGGCTTTTAACCTATTAACCAGAGTTCAATTCTCTGTGCCCCTACCAATTATGGTGTCGTTAGTTTAGTGGTAAAACTACGGGTTGTGATTCCGTCATCATGAGTTCAATTCTCATACGATACCCCAATTTTTATGCCGAGATAGCTCAGTTGGTAGAGCACTTGTTTGAAGCACAAGGTGTGGGCGGTTCGATCCCGTCTCTCGGTACCAGTTATTCCCGATTAGCTCAGAGGTAGAGCAATCGCTTGATAAGCGATAGGCGAGTGGATCGTTACCACTATCGGGAACCAAGTTTCGCCCTATTAGTATAATGGCATTACACCTGTTTTGTAATCAGGTTACGGCAGTTCGATTCTGTCATGGGGCACCAGTATAAATAACTCGGTATGGTGAAATGGTATCACTTGTCGTTTGGGACGATAGAGCGTAGGTTCGATTCCTGCTACC